GAGACGATCAAGACCCTGGCCTTCTGGATCTCCCGGGAGGGCATCTGCATGTCGGATGGGCGGACCTGCACGATCATATCCGACGACATTAAAAACTATTTTGACAGCTCCGAAGACGAGTGCATCAGGGCCGGATACGAGGATGAGCACTGGCTCGAGTATGATGCCGCCTATGGGGTATTAAGGATGGGCCTGGTGTCCGGGACGACGGCCACCAAGCCAAATGTGTTTCCCGTTATGGATCTGGTCACCAAGACGTTCACCTTCGATACGCCATACCAGGAGCTCAGCTGCGTGGCCAATGTCGAGGCCGCCTCCGGAGGCAAGGCCGTCATCCAGGTCGGTGGTGGCATCGATGACGGCCAGGTGTATCAACTGAACTACGGGTCCGCGGATGTCACCGAGCCGATCGTATCGTCGGTCAATATGGAATTCAGCGTTCAGGGCGCGATCCTGCAGCTCGACGAGTTTTTGTTGAGGGTGAAGGCGCAGAGCGCCGGATTCGTTCTGATGATCGTATACGACAACGGAGTAGAGGTGGCCAGCGTTCCCTTGGACCTGAAAGCGGAAGCCGCCGGCAGGACCTTCCGGCGCCACCTTCAGGGCATAAATTTGACCACCGAGCACGCATCGATCAAGCTCGAGTGCTCCAGCCTGGAGACAGAGCTATATCTGCTCGAGCGCGGGTTGTCATGTTGGAAATGGGACGAGGTGTAAGATGGACCGATCAAAACAGGCCAGGCACGCCCTGGCAAAAGCTAAACTTAAAGAGGCTGCTCCCAGGCGCGACCTCACCGGAGATTTGACCAGGCCGCACCTGTCCAGGTTCCTGGACTGCAAAGAGATCGATCGGCCGGCCAACATTGATGAGACGCCGGCCTGGTGGAAGCCGGCTAAACACGGCATGGAGGTGAAAAGTGGTAAGGCTAAGCAAGCTCGCTCAAGATAAAGGGACCTACATCATCCTGATCAACTTTAAGGATGAGACCGGGACCGCCAAGGCGCCCGACACGATGACCTACACCCTCCATGACAAGGACGGAAACGTCATCAACTCCAAAGAAGACCAGACGGTGAGCTCACCATCCGCCCAGGAGCCCATTACCCTGAAGGGCGACGACCTGGCGAACAGCGAAAACGAGAATATCCCCAGGTACCTGACGGCCTGGGGCACCTATACGTCAGATACTTACGGGTCCGGGCTAAACTGGACCCAGGTTTTTGAGTTTTACATCGAGCCCGCGAGGATCCTGTAATGTCCTGGTTGAGTGGATATAGATACCGTCGCAAGATCACGATCGACAATACGAAGATCGATGGGACTCTTACGGACTTTCCTGTCGCCCTGCTGATCAATTCGAGCGCCGGCCTGGGGGCTGATGACCTGACAGATATCTTTGGATCCGAGGGACGAGTCTACAAGGACGCCTGGCGCAAGCGGATCGCGGTGACCACCAGCGACGGCATGACCGAGTGCGCGGTGGAGATCGAGCTATGGGATACGGCAAACCAGACCGCGGTTTTGCATACCAAGGTCCCGTCTATATCGAGCTCAGCGGATACCGAGATCTATCTCTATTACGGTGCGACGGCGGACAATTCGAATGTCGGAGACCCTGGCGATGCTGCTGCCCAGGGTGTATGGGATAGCGACTTTGAGGCTGTTTACCACTTAAACGAGAGTCCGACCGGGGCTGCTGGAGACATCCTGGATAGCACCAGTAACGGAAACGATTTGACCTCAAGTAATATGGATTCCGGAGACCTGGTGGATACGGATGTCGGACAAGGCCTGCAGTTCGATTCAACTGAGGTCCTGGAGTCTGGGGTTGTAGCAGCCCTGCAAATTGACGGCGATCTATCGATAGAGTCATATCTAAAGAGAACGTCGTCTGGCCTTGCTCTCACGGCCTATATTGTCGAGTGCGCCTCCTCCGGTGAATCGCTGGCCACCAATTTAATGTACAGTCTTTATTTTTATCCGACGTCGGACCTGCTGTACTGCTTCTGGGAATACGGCGCTGGATCAAATGAAGTCGTTGGGAGCTCGCTGGCGCTGTCGGACACCTCGGATTACCATTATGTGGGCGTGACTCGAGACGTTAGCGGGAACACGCTCGATTTTTACCTTGACGCTACGAGTGACACCGGCGTTAGCTACTCAAACGACCCAGCGAAAGATGCCGGCGGGAACACTCAGGAAATGCGTCTTGGCAACAACCAGAACGGAGACCGACCGCTTACGGCAATCCTGTCCGAATACCGTATCAGCTCAATCGAGAGATCGGCTGCCTGGATGAAGGGAACGTATTATGCGCTTGCCGACAGTCTCGTCACCTGGTCCGCGGAAGAAGAGCACGCCTGGCTGAGCGGCTACAAATTTCGTAGGAAAATCACCATCGATAATACAAAAATTGATGCTGATTTGACCGACTTCCCGGTGACCCTTCTCCTGGATGCGACGGCCGGCACCGGCAACGAGGACCTGTCAAAGGTCTTTACAGACATCGGCAAGGACAGCGATCGGAAAAAGATCGCGGTTACCCTGGCTGATGGTGAGACTGAGTGCTATGTCGAGATCGAGCGCTGGAATACGGTGGCCAAGGTGGCCGTCCTTCATACCAAGGTGGCGAGCGTCCTGTCAGGCCAGGACACCCATATTTATTTTTACTGGGGTACGACGTCGGACAACTCTACCTATGTCGGCGATACCGGAGATGCCGCAGCTCAAAATGTATGGGACTCTAATTTTGTGGCGGTCTATCATATGGGAAGCGATCCGACTGGTGGGTCGGACTCTCTTAAAGATGCGACCGGGGATCTCGACGCGACACCCGGGAGCATGGAAGCTGCAGATATAATCGCTGGTCATGCCGGTGGCTCAAAGGCTTATACCTTTGATGGTTCTGCTGAATACTGTTCAGCAGGCCTTACTGGCATAAGTGGCTCTGCCGCCAGAACTGCCGAGCTCGTCGCTGAGGTTCCGTCAGGCTTTTCGGACATTGGCTCAGCGATGTATTTTGGCGACGGAGACACCGCCTATGCGAAATATGGGCTTAGGTGGGAACATACCGGTGGCGCCGATCAGGGCAAATTTCGTTGCGAATTCCAAAACGCCGCGGTCATGGGATCCGTAGGATATGACGACGACTCATGGCATCATTTTGTGTCGAGGAACGCGGCTGGAGAGAACACCCACGATACCGAGCTGATTGTCGATGGCGCCCTTGATGGAAGTGCGACAGGCGTAGGTACGGATACGGCGATAGTTACAGATGGCTCTACGCATGGCCTGCAGATTGCGAGACAGTACACCAGCAGTACCTGGGAGTATGCGACTGTAAAGATCTCAGAGGTTCGTCTATCTGATGTCGAGCGGTCGACAGCTTGGATCAAGGCCACATACAATAGCCTGTTCGACACCCTGGTAGCCTGGGGCGACGAGGAGCGCTACCAGTGGCTGACCGGGTTCAGCTATCGAAGAAAATTCACCATCGATGCCGACGTCATCGATGCCACCCTGACCGATTTCCCGATCGCCCTGCACCTGATCAGCTCGGCCGGCATCGGATCCGATGACCTCCGGAGGATATTTGCCGAGAACTCGGACGCCAACCGGAAAAAGATCGCGGTGACGGGATCTGATGGCCTGACCCAGCATTTTGTTGAGATCGAGGACTGGGATGAGACCAACATGAGAGCTGCGCTGCATGTAAAGGTGCCATCGATCTCGAGCTCGACGGATACGGACCTGTATTTTTATTTCGGCGGATCCGCGGCTAATACGGACTGGGTTGGGGATACCGGCGACACTCCAGGGACCGAGGTGTGGGACGACGACTTCGTTGCTGTATGGCATCTCGCCCAGGACCCAAGCGGTGGCGCTGGCTGTATGCTGGACTCGACCTCTAACGGGAATGACGGGACGCCAAGCGGTGCCACGGCCTCTGGCGACCTTGTCGATGGGCTCAGCGGCGGGAAGGCCATAGAGTTCGACGAGACTGATGACTATATCAATTTTGGCAGCGCGGCGGTGCTTGACGACATAGAGACCATCACTATCGAGAGCATTGTAAAAGCTGACGACTGGGGAGAAAGTGGCTACGGTCGCATTGCTGGGAAGGCAGCGGTTAACGTCGGATGGCAATTTTATCTGATTGAAGACACAAATTACTCATTCCGGTTTTTGAAAGACGCTGGTACAGGCCTTGGGATATGGGAGTCAGACGGGACCGTCACTGCCGATGGTTCGACCTGGCACAACCTCTCCGTAACTCACGATGGTGGAAGCCTAAGCAACGATGCGATTCTGTACCTTGACGGTGCAAACCCAGGCGTTACGGAGATAGGAACGCCCTCTGCATTGCCATGGGACAGCGAGGCCAGCCAGGACCTATGGGTCGGCGCCAGGAACAACTCGGGCCCGGATCGAGAGTTTGATGGCCTGATCGGTGAGGTAAGAATATCGGATGCGATCAGGTCGGCCGCCTGGATCAAAGCGACATACAATGCACTGTTCGATACCATGATCACCTGGTCCGAAGAAGAGGCCTTCACCTGGCTGGGCCAGTACCAATATCGCCGGCAGATCCTGACGGATCCGAGCAAGGTTGATTCCGATCTGTCCAATTTCCCGGTGATGCTGAACATCAGCTCCTCTTCCGGTACCGGTACCACCGACCTTTCCGCGATCTTTGATGTATCAAATGAATCGTTCACCCTGGACGACGCCTTTACCGGCTTAGATGGCGATGCCCCTGACACCCAGCGCTGGCACTACGTTGATCAGGCTGGCAATGGGACAGATGACGCAGCGATCACCAGCGGTGCGATGAAAAAGACGGTTGGCGGAGGGGGCGTCGACGACAATCTTTACTATATGTTGCCGGTTTGGTTCGAGGGTGATTTCGATATCCAGGTCGATTTTTCAATAGACAGCGGGCCAGCGACAAACAACTGGTACATCCGGTTCAACATGCTTGAAAGTGCGACATTTACTGAGCCGAACAGTCGGACCTACTGCGGCATTCAATACGCCGGCGGCAAAGAATACTCTGCCAGGCAGTGGGAAGCAGGATCCAACGGTTCAGAAACAACCACCGCGACGTCAGACACAAGTGGAAAACTACGCATTACGCGGAGCTTAACAACCATAACTTGCTACTATTGGAACGGGTCCAGCTGGACCCAGATCCAACAATATACCAGCATTACCGTAGTGCCAGTGTTCCCGGCTCTTCAGTTTGCATCGATGACTGGCTGGCCAACACTGACCGCGAGCTATGATAACTTTACGGTCAATTCTGGAACTCCGACATACATGGATGAAAGGCACCTCGCGGTCACGACGTCGGACGGCTCAACCAAGACCTATGTCGAGGTCGAGCTCTGGGATCCGGATAACGATATGGCTGTCTTTCATTTTAAGGCGCCCACGATAGACTCTGATTATCCAACGCCGTTTTATTTGTACTATGACTGCGACATCCCGGATCCGGATTATGTCGGGTTGGCAGGAGAGGCAGCGGTTGATAGCGTCTGGGATTCTGATTTTGTTGGAGTCTATCACCTTCATAGGGATCCGAGCTTGGGCTCCTATACCATTAAAGATTCTTCTCAATCCAACAACAATGCAACTCCTTCCGGGGCAACGGCCTCAGGCGACCTGGTAGACGGCCTCAAGAGCGCCAAGGCGATAGATTTCGATGGGACTGATGACTATGTGAATTGTGGGAGTGACTCCTCGTTTGACGACATCTCCCTGCTGACAGCCGAGGCAATAATACAGCCCGACGACTGGGGCGAATCAGGCGCAGGTCGCGTCGTCCAGAAGGCCGTCGTAAATGAAGGGTGGTCTCTTTTCATTCATAATTCCTATGGTGGGATTGATTTTATCAAAGACGCCTCCGGTGGCCAGGGGCTATGGTACGGCGGGACCTTGACCGTCGATGGTTCTACCTGGGCCCACATTGCGGTAACCCATGACGATACAAGCATCAACAACGATCCGCTATTATACATTAACGGCGCCTCGCAAACCGTCAGCGAAAGTATGACCCCGAGCGGATCCTGGCTCTCCGACGCTTCTGCAGATGTGTACATCGGAGCTCGGGAAAATTCTGGGGCAGATCGCGAGTTTGACGGTAGAATCGGCGAGGTAAGGGTATCTAAGGCTATTAGGTCGACAGCTTGGCTGAAGGGCACCAAGAACTCTCTGTTTGATACCCTGATATCCTACGGCGCCCAGAGCCAGGTCAACGTCGGAACCCTGAACGTCAACGTCGACCTGAACGCAGTCCAGGTGCAGTTCGGGGTGGGTGCTGCGAGCGTCACCCTGGCGGTCCCGTTCTTTGCGAACGCAATCGGAATCAATTTTACGCCTGGCGCTATCTCGGTCCAGGAGGGCAACATAATGACCGGGCGACACTTATATGTAACAGGCCGAGGGATATCTCCCTTTGCCGAAGGAGAATCCCTGGCTCCGGACATCGACGGTGACGGAAAGCCGGTAAACATTGGAGGCGAATAATGCCAGATATTATCTATAACGATTACCTCGAGGAGCTGCATAAAGGGAACATTGACCTGGTCAACGACGTTTTTAAAGCGATCCTGGTAACAGACAGCTACACTCCGGATGCAACCGATCACGATTACACGGATGTCAGCGGCGTCGAGGTGGCCGATGGCAGCGGATATACGACCGGCGGGAAAACGATAACCCAGTCATTTGCTGAGGTGGCCGGCGTGGCGACACTGGATGCTGTCGACCTGACCTGGGCCCTGGCGTCGTTTACTTGCCGGTATTGTATCATATTCGACGACACCCACGCCGACGATCTGCTGGTTTGTTGCCTGGATATGTCGGAGAACAAGACCGGGCTGGGAGATGATTTCAACGTACGCTTTAACGCATCCGGGATCATATACGGACAACAGGCATAATCGATGAGGGACTACGGGCGCCGACATTACCTGAGCGATCGGGAATATCAGGAGCAGATGAGAGAGACGACGGACTTCGCTGTCGACTCGAGGATCAAGCTGCCGCACTCTGAGCACAAAAAGCCCTGGGCCGAGGATGATTACCCGACGATGGAATATGCCTGGGATCCGCCCGGGTTTACTCCTCCTGGTTTTCCGCCCTGGCCGGATGACATCCCGGATCCGTCAGATCCCGGGACCACTGTAATCCCAGGGGATCCCTGGAACCCTGGAGGCCCTGGGCTCGGCTGCTTGTTTTATGTTCCGCTGACACCCGGGTTGCTGGACCCAGGAGAGACCGCTTTTGCCAAGCTGGCCAGGCGCGACGATCCGATTGTGGATGTGAAGGTGAGCGGGCCGGCCGAGCTGGTTAGCGATGCAAAGCTGCTTCAGTTATGCACGGCTGCCGGCCAGGCCCAGGCCGAGAGCGTTTTAGGCAACAACAACCCGAGCTCGGCCGAATGCGTTATCGTTATTAAAGTCAATGACGAGCTGACAGAAGATGAGCAGGCCGAGACGATCCTTTTTGTCGACGTCACGGCTACGACCAGGTCCGGAGAGACCTGTCAAACCTCGGCGATTGTTAACCAGGAGAATTGCGACGATGCTGCCGCGGTAACCTATGACGATACAAACAGCCCGGAGACGATCAGCCGCGGGGAATCTAAGCTGGTCTATATAACCGATGGAGTCCCTCCGTTTAATTGGTCTGTCTCTGGGACCGGGTTTACAATATCATCGCAGACGACAAGCAGATATGCTCGACTGAGGGCAACCGATAGTGCTTGTGGTTTTGCAACGATCACGGTCACCGATAGCTGCGGTGACTCTGATACTGGCGAAGTCCGATGTCTGGACGGCAGTGATTGGGTCAACTATGGCGACACTTGCGTTTTAGATGGATACGATCCGGGCGGAGATTGGTATTGGAATGGGACCGCCGGCACTTCTTATGTCTACTCGCAAATAACCACAATCTTTGGTGGCAGAAAGCAGTATGAGCGGATCCGCGGAGAATTCGGATGGATAGGATGCGACGGGGATACCGGCTGGTTAACAAAAGCGGAGTGCGATGCCTGCAAGGCTTCTTTGTGCGGAACGCTTGATGAAGACATATGTCTGGAACCTGACGCCTTCGTTGCTTGGCCTGCATATCCCAATGATGGCGACTACTATTATTGCGGCGGAATGTACTGGTTTGAAGAATGTTATTATGACCATGCGCGGTGGAAAGGACGGCGCATCATTATAAACGGAGGGCCTTATGCGCCTGATCTTAATACTCTAATTGGTCAATTATGGGAGTGTACTTGATGATAGAAATTACTGACAAGAGATATTCAGAAATCGATCAGGCCCTGGTGGCTTTTCCGCATGGGCTGCTCCAGGACTTCTCCACCTTTCAGAAATACATTTTTAAGGTTGGGGTCGAGATCTATGAAGTCGACGCTTATCTCAAAGAGCACGAGAGGCGCCTCATGGAGGGAGATCCAAGCGATCAAATAATCAAAAACGTGGCGCCAAAAAACTTCGCAAAGCTAATCCCTAAGTGCAAAGAATGTGGGCTGCCTCTGATGGTTGAGGCGATTAACAATAACCCTCGGCGAATGATTGGTGGAACAGCTAAGAGCTGGTGGGTTTGCCCAGACCGTGCGTGTGATAGCGATCCAATCCTGAGCGACAGGGGCCCCAGGGAAGAGCTCGAATCTAAGGGCGTTGTGTCTGTTAAACATCATATGAGGAAGGCAATGCGCCGAAAGACGGCAGCAGCGCAACGAAGGCAAAAGAGAGGTAAATAAAATGGCAGACAATCAAAGAGACTACTCGGACTTTTGGCAGCTAAAGGACTGGACGCCACCGATGGATGACCGCGTGAAACCTTTCACCGGGATGAGTACGGTCCCGGTGCCCGACGTCCAGCTCAAATCGACGGTGCCTCCGTATGTCGCGCCGTCTCCTGAATCTGGGTATACACCGACAGCGCCGAAGCAAACGAACTACTCAACCGGGTATTATCCGTCCGCATACAACGCGCCGGCCGGCCAACAGTCCGGCGGCCAGGTGTCAGAGTATGGCGCCGGCATGGACACCTGGCGCTATGGTTCGCCGGCCGATATTCGGAAGGCCAAGTATGCTGCCTCCCAGGGTGGATCCGGAGGGAGCGGAGGGTCCTCGACGGACCCGAGGCGCACGGTATCCAAAACGACTTATACCCAGCCCAGGCCCCAGGCCCCCAAGCTGCCGACACTCAAGCTGCCCAAGGTCAACAAGCGGGCGATCGCGGCCCTGCAGCAGAAACATTCCGCGGGCGGTGTCCGCCGGCTACGCCAGGCCCTCCAGGAGTCCTTGGCCCAAGGGTCCGACAATCCGAACGTCAGGCGGATGACAATCCGAGAGGCCCTCCAGGGATATGGGACAGGCCTCGAGGGCGTCATGGCTGGCGCATATGGGACCGCCAGGTCCGAGCATATGGCCGACGTCCAGCAGCAGAGCCAGGAGGCCCAGCTGAATTGGCAGGCCGAGGTCAACCGCCAGAACCAAATGTATCAGCAGGCGATCAACGAGTATATGGCCAGCGCTGCCAAGTCGACGACAACCGGCTTGGCCAGCGATGTCGGGGAGCCGGCGCCGGCTCAACCGCCCATGTATCTGAGAAACGCCTATTCCACGCTGCTGCCATACGGACAGCAGGCTTAATAGGAGGCCGTAAATGCCGACACTAAGAGAAACGAAGAGCAGGGCGAATGCGACACTGATTCCTGGATCGGGTGTCCCTCCGGAGGAGGTGGACCTTAAGAAGCTGGAGACGGACATCTCTCCGTACCTGGTGGATCCAACGCTGGCCCAGCAGGAGGCCGATGTCGTTAAAAACAGATACGGTGGCAAGGCTATCCAGGACTCGCCAGGCGGATCTCCGCCACTGTACCAGCCTCCGCCGGAAGGTCAGCAGCAAGGGCCCAAGATGGACTTTTCCAACCGGCCGGCATACGAGCAGATCGTATTCAAGCAGCTGGGTGGAAACCCTTTTGAGGTAGACCCTGTCAACGAACTTAACAGGGTCACCCAAGCCGAAATGCCGAATATATTTAACCAGATATTCGCGGGCCAGGTTTCCTGGGAGGACCGCGGCCGGCTGGATCCGACCCAGGCAAAGCACTTCGAAAGCGAGGTCAAGAAGTTCCGGGCCCATGTCCATGATGGTATTATATCGGACGTCAACCAAAAGATCGCTATGTACAACCAGCTGATGAATCGGTTTGACAATGAGCGGAAATATTACGAGGCTGCCACCAAGAAGGTAGAGGCCCAGGTCAAGGAGAGGTTGAACCAGAAGCGCCAGGAACAAAAGGACCGGGTGGCCAGGTACGATCGGCTGAGCTCCGATAAGCTGCAGGTCAACAAACAGCTTATGGAGATCATGCTTAAGTACCAGGAATATGCCCAGCTATCGCCTGGCGAGCAGACTCCGGAGATGCAGGCCGTGATCCAGCAATACGAGGCCCTGATGGCAGAAAAGGCCCGCCTGGATTCCGAGCTTAAGTCGCTCAAAGGCGAGCAGCCGGAAAAGGCGCCGGCGCGCAATGCGGCCGGCAAGGAGAGAAAGGTCGTAAAAAGGAAGGTATTCCCGGATGGACGAAAAGCTGTTGAATACGACGACGGGACGCGGGAGTGGGTGCAGTAGCGATTTGCTCTACAATATGGAGTTGGAGTCTGGGAATGTTTCTGGGACACTATTTAGATGTTACGAGGCATAAGACACTCGTGTTTTGGTATTCAGTAAAATTTTGTGGATATGTCCTTTACCGGGCGCTCGTCCATGATTTAAGCAAGTACCGGGATCCTGAGAAAAGCGGGTTTTCGCTAAATCGTGATCGCCTAAAAAAGATAGCTTACAATGACAAGCAGTATGCAACCGTTCGGGAAGAGAGCCTGAAGGAGGCGATTAGCCATCATCACAAAGTAAACAGGCATCACCCAGAATATCATAAGCGTGGTATAAGAGACATGGGCCTGATCGACTGTACCGAGATGCTGCTTGACTGGCTTGCAACTGCCAGGGCATCAAAATTTGGGGATGTATTTGTATCTATCGATAAGGGTAAAGAGCGATTTGATTTGCCAGATGAGATGGCCACCATACTTAAAAACACCACCAAAGAGGCCAAGAATGAACGAACTCGACAGAATGTGGGACGCAGGAACAGAGGTTGACCAGAACTGGGATCCAGTAGGAGGCGGAAACACGTTTGATGAGTCAGGCTTCCAGAACTGGTATCAGAATTGGGCCGACAAGACCGGCATCAATCCGGATCCGGATGACCCACTGCACAAATATGATTACCGGGCAGCCTACTCTGCCGGCGCCGAGCCCCAGCTGGCCGACGATGGCGCATATCACTGGCCGAGCGAGCACAAGGCTGATGATCACCCGAATAGGTTTGTCGACGGAATGGATACCAAGACCGGCACGCCGGCGCCCATGGGCGGGGCAGGCCTGGTGCCTGACGACCTCTGGGAACAGGGGATAGATGCAGATCAAAGCTTCCAGCCGACCGGGGCAGCCAAAGCCCAGCAGCTCGAGGAGATGGGCACGGCCGGCCGCCTCTGGGAAGCCGGAAAGGCTGCCGGCAGCCAGGCGATTACCCTATTTGCTGATATCCTCCCGGGCACGATCTACCGAGGCCTGCGTGGTGGCGATGACGAGCTCCATGAGACCTGGTTGGACCGCCAGATATCGCAGAACGAAGCCGAGCGCGAACGCCGGCGGAACCTGACGCCTGAGGAACGGGAGGTGACCGCCTTCCGGATTCCGTTTACCGATATCGATGTCAAATTTGGTGACTTCGAGGACATCGCCGACAACCTTGGATATTCCCTGGGCAACGCGATCGCCATGGCCGGGACCAGGGCAGCCACGGGAGCGGTATTGAGCCAGATCCCGTACGTCGGCAAGGTCGGCCAGAAGATCATCGCCCCTACCGTTGGGGCCGTTGGGGCCACCGCTTTTACCGCTCGGGTCAGCAAGGACCAGTTCATCGATGACCTCAAAAAAGAGTGGATGAAGCAGCATCAGGGCAAGCTGTTGACTCCGGAGCTCCAGCAGCAATGGAAAGAATTCTACGAGCAGGCCGCCTCGGATGCGACGATATACGGTCTCTGGGAAGCGGTACCGGAGACAGTCAGCAATATGGTGGGCTGGGGCATCGTCAAGATGGGGTCCGGCAAGACCGCCCAAATGGCAGTGTCCGGTATTAAGAAGAGGCTGACCAACAAGGTCGGCAAAATGATCGCCAAGAAGATGGGGATCCCGGTGGCCAAGTTGGGTGCTATGTGGACTGAGGAGCTGATCACCGAGATGATCACGACCAAAAAGCAGTCCGAAATTGAGCATGCCAGAGGCCTCCGGGATAAACCGCTGGGATGGATCGAAGCCCTCAAAGAGGTGGCGCCCGGTGTCCTGCTGGCCACTCCGTTGATGGCTGCCGGGTTCAAAGGCGCCCAGAAGGTGGCCGAAGGTGCCAGCAATCTCGGTGTAAAAGAGGTCAGCGAGGACGAGCTCGTGGATCTTGATGACCAGCGAAAGCCGCCTCCATTGCCCACGGCCGGCGCCGAGGAGATCGCCGCGAGTCCGCTGGTGCAGAAATTAAAAGAGGACTATTCCGCCGGCATCGTCACCGATGAGGATATCGCCCAGATGCGTGAGGGCATGGACGCGAAACATCCGCTTTACCAGGCCCTGGATACGATCACCGGGGCCGAGGTGGCAGAGGGCGAGCTCCAGGAGGAGCAGCTCACCGAGGGCCAGGCCAAGGCCGAGGAGGCCCTGATATCGGCAATGAGGAAACAATTTCCTGAGGGCGAGATCGCTGCTCAGGTTGTAGGAATGCCCAGCAGCAAGGACCTGCAGTCAGTACAATCGGTTGGGGAAGCGCTCGGCGTTAACATCGTTGTCTTTCGGGGGGAAAGAGAGGCCGATGCCTTCAATGGTCTATACCATGAGGGCACGATCTTTATCAATGAGAACGCCGAGCGCCCCTACCTTACCACCCTGGGCCATGAGAGCTGGCACAAAATCGAGACCGAGCACCAGGACCTGGCCAAGCAGCTCATCGATTCGATGAAGGTCGAGGATCTCGGGTTTGAGAACTATCTAAACGAGCTGAACAAGTCCAGGGTCGACAAGGGTCTGGAGGAGATCGGCATCGATGACGCCCTTGGAATGGAGGAGCTCCGAGCTGATTTTGTTGGCGAACAGTTTGTGAGGCCTGAGTTCTGGCAGAAGCTGTCCGAGAAAAATCCGGAGGCAGCCAAGAGTCTGGCCCAGGTCGTTAAGGATATCATCGATAAGATCCGGGCATACCTGCAGGGTCAGAAGGCGGTTCCGGCCTCAGCCTTTAAGGATCTCAACGGTGTCCAGGATGCCCTGGCCTCTGTCTATACCGAATTCGCCAGGCGGGAGAAGGGTGTCGTCGATGAGACGGTCCAGGAGGTTAAGACCAAGAAGCCCTCAAACGTAACAAAAGAGGCTCCATCCGTAACAAAAGAGCCCTCAAACGTAACAAAAGAGGCTCCATCCGTAACAAAAGAGGCCTCAAACGTAACAAAAGAGAAGCCCGAAACCAAGGGCCCGAAGCCAAGCCTGAAGGAAGGTGGTGTCAAAAAGGTCAGACCGGGGCTATACCGAGCGAAATCAGGTGGCGTCGAATATGTCGTCGAGAAGCGGCCATCGGATGAATACGAAAAATCTAAACCGTGGGTGCTCTCCGAGATTGTAGCCGGTAAAACGGAGCCCATAACTCGAGCTCGGACGGCTAAAGAGGCCATTGCCCAAATTGGCATGACTCCATTTCCTGAGAAGCCAGACAAGTCCAAGTTCAGCGTCAAGAGCCCGGAGTTCAAGAAGTGGTTCAAAGAATCAAAGGTCGTAGATGAGACGGGCAAGCCCCTGGTTGTTTACCATGGAACCAAAGATCCTTATGTGACCAGGTTTTCTCATGCAATGGGCGGGACTGGGGTGGTCGGGGCTGCTAAATCCGGCGCCTTCTTTTTTACGTCAGAGCGCGATAATGCCGAATATTACGCTGACTATACTGACTTGCCAGACTTCTCGGAGTATAGTGAACAGGAAATAGATGACCTGCGCGAATCCATCCAGGTGTATGGAGAGGGAAACGAATGGTATAACCTCGTCCAAGATGAGAACGGAGCAGACATATTCAATCAAGGACCATTCGACACTTTAGATGCGGCGGAGGAAGCAGCGGAGAAAACGCTCGATGGCGCAGGGTTTACCGACCAAGACCCTTTTGTCAAAGAGGTATATCTTTCGATCCAGAATCCCTTTGAGACCGATGACCTCAAGTACCGCCAGGCAGATGAGATCAAAAAGATAAAAGAGAAGGGCTACGACGGAATTATCATCCGCGACGTCGTAGACGGCCTATATGAATCTGATATTTATATCGCTTTCGAGCCCAACCAGATTAAGTCTTCAACCGGCAACGTAGGCACATGGGATGCCGGTAATGAAGACATCCGCTTTAGCCTCAAGGGCCCGGATGAGGATCCTGTCGTGATCCCGGAGGCCCTCGAGGAATTCGAGGACTATGAGGATGCGGAACCCACCTATCGTGGCGACGAGTTGGCCAGAGCGATCAAATACCTGCATGCCCTGGAGCTAAAATACAGCGCCTATGATTACGCGAATCCCAAGGATGAGCTCGTCGAGAAGTACCAGGCCGAGACAGAGGACGAGATCAACGAAAAAGCCGACGAGGTCATCGATGTCCTGAACGAGGTATATGACCACTGGCTGGAGCGCCATGAAAGCGCTGAAGGCTGGTTCAATCAGTTCTTCGACCCGGACGAGGAACTGATGCTTTATTCTGAGCCCACCATGGCCTTTACGGATGGGGAGGTTGGATATATCAAGGCAGGCAATACATGGACGGTAGATGTCAGGGATGAGGTCCTGAAGGCTGTCGAAGAAGAGCACGGCATGCCCGGGATTCCGGAAGACATGGACGACGTTTTTGAAGAGCTCGAGGATTACGGCGAAGACGTCGATGATATGCGCCAGCAGTATGAGGACGGAGAGATCGAGGAGTGGGACATCAAGGAGCGCCTGGAGCAATTCCGTTGGGAGGATTATTCCTATGCCGATAAAATCATTGAGCCCACCAGCCAGAGTATCGGGGAAGCGCTCGACGCCAATGGATGGTACAGCCCGATCGGCCAAACCATCAGACAGGTACTTGAGACGAAAGGGTATGAGGCCTGGCGATCCAACTGGGGAAGCGAGCTCACCGACGCCGAGGAGCGAATTAGGGAGCAGCGCGACCGCCTGGAGGGGGCCGAGAGCGTCCGGGAAAAGATGTCCGCGATTACCTGGGCCCTGAATGAGAGCCATGTTTATGGGACCATGTCGGAGCATATGGACATCTGGGAAAAAGATCTCAACGAGATCAACGAGTTGGGCGACAGGATCCAAAAATTTGAAGATATTCTCAAAGACGAATACAGGTTTAAGCCGAAACAAAAAGAGATGCCGCCCCTGGTGCAATCATCGATGTTCACCCGGTTAGGCATGACGCTGCCGAAGTTTAGCGTCAAACAGCGCAAAAAATTCCATGAGATCTCGAAGGCAATGAACGCCGGCTTCGCTCCAATGCCGAAGCGCAAGAAGCTCACGGGGGGCAAGCGCCTGGGCGCCGTCCTGAAGCGGATTCCGGAGATGACCAGGGAACAGCGCCAGGAGGCAGCCCGGATTGTATATACCGATGAGTTCTCGGCCGACGAGAAAGCAAGCCTAATCGAAATGATAATGGAGGCAACCGATGCGATCCGGATGCCCTCGAGGGGGGCGCTGGTTGCATCAGTCAAACGCGCCAAGCCACGGAAGGTTGTCGCCGGCTTCAAGTCTCAGGCCCAGATCTCGAAAGAAAAGCTGGAAAAGCTGCAGGCCAAGGGCGACATCGACTTTGAGGACCAGGACGTTCTGAATGCCGTTATCGCGCTGTCTGATGATAAGGTTAGCGGATTCAAGGAAGCCCGGGTCGGCGATGCCCGGATGAATACGGTCGTCAGGGCAATCGAGTTTGTGGAGCAGAACGAAGGCGTTCCGGCCGTGTACGTCGAAATGGACCTGAAGAACCTGGGCGGGATCAATTCCGCCTTTGGGCATAGTGAGGCGAATAAGGTATTCCGTACTCAGGCCGACATCGTCAAGAAGGCCATGGGCGCCCTGGACGCCGACGTCGACCTGTTCCGTCACGGTGGCGACGAGATGTCCGCCGTTGTTGTCGGGGCAGATCCGGCTACCGTGGACTCCGCCATGACGGAGGCGGTCGATGCGATACAGAGGTGGGCATCGAGGACCAAGGCGCCGGCCGGCAAGGCGCTGACCGACATACCTCACCCTAAATATAAGGGTGATAAGTCCAAGGCTGGGGTCGGAATTGTATTTTCAACAACCGAAATCCATCCCGGGGCCGTACCTGAGATCGTATTTCAGTCGGCCGACACGGTGTTGGAACAACGAAAGGTGGAGGGAGCTGATGAGTTCTTACAGCAGGTTAGGGAGGCTCGGACTGGTGCATCTGATAGACGACAAGGACCAGCTGAAAGACGCGCTAAAGAAGGCGCGAAAGAAGATAGAGCGCGAGATGGAGCGAAGGCGCGTGGCGTTTCAGAAAAACAATCCAAGGATAAGGTAGGTCGATTTTCTGTCAAGAAAGAAGACAGGCCCATCAGAAACTATGCGCGGATTGGCAGAAGGCGCGATGACGGGAAACTTATGAAGGACGTCGAAGGCCGCAAAGCTCGCAAGATGACCAAAAAAGAATATCGGGAGATCAAGGACAGGCTCAAACAAGAAGCTGAGACGGAAGCGTATTTCACCTCCAGGAATCATCCCGGCAACCTGGCCCAGCGGTATAGCCTTAAGCGGTCCATGATCGACGACGCCGAGGACCGTGGACTGCTGAACGCGGATGGGCTTAGGGTAGCCGACTTGGCAGAGCGCTGGGCAGAGTTTGACCGGCTGATCAAGCTGGGAGGCGCCGGGAGGCCTCAGCACAACGCTTATAATATCAATCAGCAGATAAAGAAAATCAGGGGCCTCAGAAAAAAGATCGAGGCGCTGGAAAAAGAGTCCGGTGTCCAGATCCTAAACAACGGGAAGCTCCGTATGCACCCGATGGAACTAAAAATGGTTCCGTCCAATGTGGATACGAAGTTCATCAAAAAAGGCACGCTAAAGCCACTATACAGTGGCTTCTTCCGGACGTTTATCAACGAATATTTCGATAACATGCCGAACGAGGAGCGAGAGAATTTTCGCAAGTCGATCGTCAAGGGTGTCGAGCGAACCTACAAGGCCGGCGCCCGCGGTCTTGTGATCAGCGGGGTGGGTAAATCCGATGACTATCGCATAAGCTCTGCATTGCGGAAGGCAAATAAGACAGTCGCCGCCCTAAACTTTAACCAGCAGTGTCCGATGTTCGTAATTGGCGGCCACGGGTGTTACCTGGACGGATGTTATGTCAGCGGTTTGGCGATGAACGGCCAGGGCGTCCAGTTCTACCGGTCTGCCATGTACCTGGGAGAGATCCTGCAGCTTCGCGAAGACCAGATCGCCATGCTCAATAATGTCGGTGGTCTCCGGATTAATGGTATGGGTGACACGCAAAAAGAGGACCTGGACCAATGGAGAGATGCCGTCAGGCATGCCCATATGCGAGGTCTCAAGCTGAAGATCATCACCAAGCAAGATGCGACCATGTGGATTATGGATAAGTTGGTCAAAGAAGGTGTCCCGGGCGCCAGGAAGATCGTCATTCAGCCGACAGTGGATCCGTACTGGATCGAGGTCAAACACGATAATCTCCCGGGCAGCGCGGTTGACACTCTGCAGATCTACAAAGCGGCTGCCAGGGGCACGCAGGCCAGCCTGGAAGCCGCGGCTGATATGTACGCTGAAGCCGGCCGGGAGGCCAGGATATTCAACGGCAAGTTGTATCGCAAATATGGGTACTCCTGGGACCGGATTAAAGAGATCTCGAAGAAATACCCGCATCTCAAGATCCAGCCGCGCCTGGTGGTATCGACGCCTCTGGAGATCGCAGAGTCTGCTCTCAAAACGCCTAAGGCCATTCAGACCTGGATGCATGCAGCCCTAAGGCCTGGGATGTATTCGGACATCGAGGGTGGAACCCTGGGTGAGGACGTCGAGGCGCTAAATTTTGACGGCCGGATCCGGGTGGACAAGATCAACGGAGAGTGGAGGCTGCTCGCCCAGGGGCCCAAGGGCGACATAATCGGTCACGAGGGTTATGCGTTCACCAAGACCGAAAAGTTTATCAAGGACAATTACACTCCCAGGCAGGCAGATAGAATCTTCCGTGTCCTCCAGGGGCAGCTCGAACAGACTCCCTCCGCGCTCTGCTGTCAGATTGGAGCGTCCGCGGATGCGTGTAACGACTGTACATCTCACTGCCACCAGGGGTCCTGGCATACCGGCAAACGCCTGGCACGCATCGCCGAAGCTGGCGGGAAGATCATAACCAATGTCGTGAAGAACGCGACGATTTACAACCCAACCTGGAAGGCCTCGGTCAAAAGATCTAAATGGTACAGCCAGGCCGAACGGGTGCTCGACCAGAAGCTGCCGGGATCCGGTTCGCCGGCCAACATGCGTCAGGCGATCGAAGGCTACATCCGCAAGGGTGACGTCAAAGCCGAGGAGATTGAATGGAGCGGTGTTCTGGACTGGATCGATGAATACCAGGAAATGAAGGAGCTCGAGTGGGCCGAAGCCCAAAAGGCCGAAGGTGAATTCTCCAAAGAGGAGGACGAACTATACACCAAATACCTGGAGGGGATTCTCACCCATGAAGAGTCGACCAAGGCTATCGAGGACCTTAGGGCCCGAACCCGGAAAGAAGCCAAAAAGATAAAGGCCAAAATCACCAAGGCCGAGGTCCTTGAATATTTCCGGCAGAACCAGACGGAGATCAAAGACGTTTTGTATGAAGAAGAGGCAGCCGGCGACGAGCGGATCCTGGTTGAGCCGGTCGACTTTCCGTCTCAAGGCGACTATATGGGTGTCGACGCGACCGAGGTCGAATACCAGCTGGAGGTCCTCAGGGACGAATATCCGGATGAAGACGAGGATTACCTTGCCCAGCTGGCCCAGGAGAGAGCCGAGGAGAATGCCCAGTATGAATATACGGACAGTGAATATGGGTATCGGATAATAGAGACGATGTTCATGGGCACCGGAGAGGATTATACGGTATATGATCCCGACCATAATATCATTGGCAACTTTGACAGTTGGGATGAGGCCGAAGACCATGTCGAGAATCATGCTCTTGATAGGTTCGGTACCTGGGAAATTGAGGACGAGACCCATTACAGTCAATATAAGCTCGAGGGTGGCAAAAAATACGCCGAGCTGCTGATGGTGCTCCCAGACCAAAGAAAGGCCAAGATCGACAGGCTGATAAACCGAGTCAAAGAGCGGCTCGGCAAGCCTGATCTCTGGACAGAATCCGTAATTCCTCAGATGACTCCAGCGGAGCTCAAGGAGTACGAGGCCCTGGTTGAGCAGCCGAGAAGAAAGGGCCGGTACGAAAGCAGCCATTGGCAATCAGACCCCAACGTATTGGTCCATGTCAGGTACGACGATCGCGAAACATACGACGGCGAAAATATGCTTTTCATCGAGGAGATCCAGTCTGACTGGCACCAGGAAGGGCGCAAGGATGGGTACGCCAGCAAGCCTAAAATCCGGAGGGTTGGCAAGGTCAAGGTCTGGACCCAGAAGGATTTTAAAAAAGCTCATCGGTCGTGGCCTCTTGATAGTATGATGGACGTCCAGGACACTCCGATCGACTTGATGAAGGCTGCAACAGACGAGGAGCAGCAAAGGCTAACAGAGGCTATCGTTCACAACCAGGGGAAGCTGTCCGATGACGCTCCGGTCTATACTGTCGTAGGCGATGACGGTAAAATTAAAATAGCGAACATGATCTCTCGGTCGCTGGCAGAGAAGGAGGCCAGAAAATATGAGATTGTTATCGATGAGGAAACCGGCGCCGTTGCCATCGGCAATATGGGCACCCATATCCGCTTTAAATCAAAAAAAGAAGCCAGGAATTGGTACTGGGATAAAGGCCCTGGGGCCCAGATGCTCCCGGATGCTCCGTTCAAGAAAGATTGGCCGCTGCTGGCCTTCAAGCGGATGATCCGACACGCCGTCGACAACAACTATGATTCGGTTGGGTGGACCACCGGGGGGCAGCAGGCGGATCGTTATAACCTCCGGAAATTTATATCGGCTTTGCACTGGAAAGTCGTAGGTAAAAACCCCGAGGACAATACATTCATCTATCAAATAAATGCCACGCGGGTTGACCAGGACGGCCGAGTGGAGGACTTTGGAACAAAAACAGTCGACGAGCTCGTCGACCTGGTGGGTAAAGAGATGGCCGACCGGATCGTGCAGGCCTCCGGAAAGGGCCAGGTTACAAGGTATCACGGCCGGGTCAACGAATACAAAGCCACATCAAATAAAGAGACCGAGGAACAGGCATGGGCGCAGCTCGAGAAGTGGAAGGTGAACAATAAATATACCCCTCACGATAAGTTTGATGTCAACACGGTCACGCTGCCGGCGCACGGGACGATCGATGGCGAAAATCTGGAGATCGGCGGAAGTGGCATGAAACAGTTCTATGACAAGATCCTGCCGAACGCCGTCAAAAGATACTTTGGCAAAAAGGCCTGGGGCAAGCCGAAGCTGAAGCCGGCAAAGATCTATACGGATCCCAATCCTCGATACCTGGTGGTAGGCCGCCGGTCCAGCGAGGACCCCTGGGGCGAATACTCGAGGTCCTATGCGACCGAGGGCACCGCCAAGGCCGAAATGACTTTCCTTAACAAATCCGAGGACGGATGGGAATTTAAGGTCATCCCGGATCCTGACCGGCTCGAAGAGATCTGGAGCATGGAGATCACTCCAGAAATGCGCGAAAAGGTGGCCAACGAAGGCCTCCCGCTGTTCTCCGTTAAGGCCGGCCCGATTTGGTACAGCCAGATGGCCGATGTTCTGGCCACCAAGCTGCCGAACAGGGGAACGCCTGAGCAGTTCGAGCGAACGATCAGGGCTTTCGCAGCCAAGGGCGAGTTCAAGGAAGAGGAGCTGCAGTGGTCAGGCCTGGAAGCCTGGCTCGATGAGCAGGATGCGAAGGCGAAGGTGTCCAGGCGGGACATCCTGACATACCTGAAGAGCAACAGCATCCGACTCCAGGAGACGCAGCACGCTGAGGCTGGTAAGATTTTTGGCTATGGCATCAATGAGGTCGATAGGTCTGAAGAGTGGTATGTGGAACAGGGAGACGAGGAAGATGAGTGGTTTGTCATGGACGACGACGGCCAAATAATCACAAGGTTACCAAGCCTAAAAGAGGCAGAAGATTACATCGATGACGCTGAATTCGGGTACCAGGTCTATGATTTAGACTCCAGCGACGTAGTCCAAACCTTCGAAACCCGAGGTGGCGCCGAGTGGTTCATAGAGAATATGGGCGACGGTAGCCAGTGGTGGGATAGCGACAACCTACGAGAAGCGTCCGAAATCATAGAGCAGCTCGAGCATGATGGCTACGAGGTTCACGCAGAGCCCGACATCGAGACCGGAGAGCCGATCCCCAACAGGGTTACCTGGGATTCCGGATCGAAGGAGGTCGAATTCCCTATGATGTTGATCGAGGACGACGAGATCGACGCTCCGGATGAGGATATAGCTGCAATGCGCCGGCTGGATGAGTTGATCAGGATGGAGGGGTCTCGGGCGGCGTCATCGGCTAAATATCCAAGCTATGTCCAGCCTGGTGGTGAGAACTACCGTGAGCTGTTGCTGCAGATGCCTGAGATCATAACTCCCGACATGATGCGATCCATCATGCCGATGGAAAGCACGATGGTTGCTGATGGTACCGACGTCGAATTGATTGTCCGCGGCAAGGTGATGAACTGGCGCGATGCTATCCGGGAATTCCTGGACGATTCTGAGATCAACGCAGACCTCCGCATCAAGACGCTTGAGAAACTCAGGGAGGATGTCGGCAACTGGCGCTGGAAACAGTTTATCAAGGACAACCTGGTTCCCCAGATCAGGGTGGCCGCCGGCGCCACAAGCGTTGGACCGGATCCTTTCCGAGTCAGCCACTGGGACGAGGACAATGTCCTGGCCCATGTACGCTTCGACGAGCGTCGTGATGCCGAGGGTGTCCGGACCCTGCATATCGCCGAGATCCAGAGCGACTGGCACCAGAAGGGGCGGAAGGAGGGATACAGGGACGAGTCCAATCAGGTCTTTAGAATAAAGTTTGCTAACGGTGACACCTACAATACGTTCGACACCAGAGAAGAGGCCGAAAAAGTTGTTGAATCCCTGAACAAGGATGAATCCTGGGAGCCGGGTCTGCGCGGCAGATTTTATGTCGACAAAGAGGCAGAGAATGCCAAAGGCGTCCCAGACGCTCCTTTCAAAAAGACCTGGCCCATCCTGGCCATCAAGCGCATGGTCCGTTTCGCAGCGGAGAACGGGTTCGATCAGATCACCTGGGATCCTGGCCAGGTCCAGGCCGACCGGTATGATCTATCAACAAGGATTTCGCGGATAGTCTGGCTCGAGCATGCCTCAACGCTCAAGGCCTATAATCATAGTGGCGAAGAGGTGATAAGCGAAATCTCCACGAGAGAGAAGCTGCCAGACTACATAGGGAAAGAGGCGGCCGACAAGTTGCTGTCGACAGAACCCAACGAGTTTAAATATGGCCCAACTCAGCGCAAGGGCGTTGAGTACATGCTCGAAGGCGAGGACATCAAGGTCGGGCACAAGGGAATGAAAGGCTTCTATGACAAGATCATGGTCAAAGAGGTCAATAAATTCTTCAACAAACAGGCCTGGGGCAACGCCAAAGTCGCGGTCACCAAGATTGATACGACAACGACAAATCAGCTGACGGCGAAGCGGAGGTATGTCGGCCCTGAGTTGACGCCGGAGGAAATATTCGCCCTGGCCCGGACTGGTAATTTTAACGCGACGGTTACCGGGCAGCTGAATGGAATGGCCCACGACATCAACGCCGAGCTGACCTTCCAAGACGCTGCCGACAGAACGTCCGAGGCAACGGCCGAGGCCCTTGGCGGCCGGCTCGAGATGGTATCCTCTGAATCCGAGGTCTGGAGCCTGCCGATCACTCCGGAGATGAAAGCCCGGGCCCTACAGCAGGGTATGCCGATGTTCAGTGTCAAGAAAATGAACCCGGTTGCCCAGGACTACCTGGAAGCGCTCCAGGCGGCATATCCGGCAGCGTTCGAGCCGGCGCCCTATGACATGGCTGAGGATCCGTTCGAGGACCTGGACGAGGAGATCCGGGAGCGCATGGAGGCGGCCAAGGGCATCCCGATGCCCAGGTTTGTCGATTGGCTCAAGACCCAGGGTAAGGAGATCTGGTGGTCAGCCCGCCGGCATCGTCCCTTCCTGGATCCCCAGGACCAGGCCGAGCTCGCCAACGTGCTCCGGATCCACCAGGAGGTCCCGGAAAATTCCAAACGCCGCGCTATGCAGGTCCTCCAGGCTCTGGTGGCCGGCATGAAGCCGAAACACTACGAGACCTTTACCATGGCCCTGGTGATGGACGACATGGTCAAGGATATCGATTCCGGACTGTTATCCGGCAAAGAGGAGCTGCCGTTCGGGTTCACCGAGCAGCAGGCCAGGGCCTATCGTCGCCGGATCAATGAGATGGTCAATTCCAGTCCGATTGTCAAGGACGCCCTCCGCCGGCGCCAGGCCTTTCAAAAGAAGCTGAAACAGGCCCTGGTGCGAGCGGATCTGCTTCCTGAAGCGGTCCTCGAGGATGATAGGTACTTCCACCATCAGGTGCTCGAGTACAGGGCAGCTGAGGCGCTTGGTGAGGCCTACGGTGGCCTGGGAGTGTCCTCCAGAGACGTCAGGCTGAAACGGAAAGGGTGGCAGCGGGCCCGGACCGGATCCGTCAAAGACTATAATATCGATTATGCTGAGGCTGAATTCGAGGTCATCTCCCAGGGCCTGGCTCAGCTCGAGACCAAGGCGACCATGGACCGGATCAAGGGCCTGGTCGACGAGACGCCCGGTCTTAAAATGCAGGCCAAGTCGCTGAATATCCAACATTTGTATGAGGAAGAGGCCAAGCGCCTTACCCAGACGGACCAGTCCGGCCACATCTGGACGGCTGCCGAGGTCCGGGAACAGCAGGACATCCTGTCACCGTTCAAACAGAAAATGGCCATGGGCCTCTCATGGCTCGGCCGGCTGGCCAGCAAGGGTGACCTGGGCGGCGGGTCTCAGGATTTCAGCGACGTGATCGAGACCCTCCAGGAATGGCAGCGCGAAATCGCGATCGAAAAGCAGGAGGCCAAGGAGGACGGCCGCAAACCTTATCCGATACCTTTTCCGTTTGATGAGCTCGGGTCCAGATTCTGGGCCTTCCTGAACCATGTTATGCGGGAGGACCTGGACGGGGCGCCGGCAGCCGGGACCATATTCAAGGCGATCCGGGAGCGCAACCAGTTCATTAAGGACTACCTGGGCGATAAATTCCTTTCCGCGGTGGATCTCAAGCCGGCCGACCATGTACTCTGGAAGCCGGCGCCGGGATCCTCCTGGTACAAGGCCTGGACAATGACCGACAAGCTAATACAGGCCGTCCAGGAAGGTGAGCAGGTCATAGGCAAGGCCGAGCTTGAGAAGGCCCACCAGATCCTGGCCAGGGGTAAAGACGTCGAGTGGATCGTTCCGGCCGACGTCGCCAAAACCTTGGACGGCTATGACATAGTCCTCGAGGACCACAAGTTGAGCAAGGCCTCCAGGGCGATAATGACTGGGTGGAAACAATGGATCTTGATCAATCCGTTTCGGGTGATCAAGTACAACCTTAACAATATGTCAGGCGACCTCGACATCGCGCTTGCCTATGATCCGAAGATTGCGCTTAAGTACATGCCGGCCGCAATTAAAGACCTCTGGTCTGACTTCCGGCTCAAAAAGCAGAGCCCGGAGCTCAAGGCCGAGATCGATCGGGCCTACACCCTGGGCGTCCTGGGGTCCGGATGGAGCGTCCAGGAGGTGGCCGATGTCAACAAGCAGCTGGCCTTCGACAAACAAATGGACGCTCTGCAGGGGATCAAGCCGAATCTGATTAAGAGAGGGTGGCGGTCCCTATCGGCATACACCAGCTACCGCGAGAACATGCTGCGCCTGGCTTCTTACCGGTACTTTTTGGATGAGCTCAGGGCCGGGAAAGAGGTTTACGGCGCCAGCAATAAAAAAGAGGTAGACGGAATCGAGGACATCGAGGAGAAAGCCGCTAAGCTGTCCCGAGACCTGATCGGAGATTATGGTAATATTACCCACGCCGGTCAGTGGCTGCGTCGGCATATGATTCCATTTTATGCCTGGATGGAGGTCAACGCGCCCAGGTACGTTCGCCTGATACGAAACCTGCCTCACGAGGACAAGGGCCGCGGAAGGCTGGGCGGAGTGATAGCCGCAAAGGTCGCGTGGAAGGCTACTAAGCTGGGGCTTAAAATGAGCGCCATCTATGGCCTGGTAACGCTTTGGAACCATACCTTTTTCGGCGACGAGGAGGACGAGCTCGGCGAATCCCAGCGCCGGCAGCTGCACCTGATACTGGGCCGCCGGGATGATGGATCGATAATCACCCTAAGGGTCCAGGGCGCCCTGTCCGATGCCCTGGCCTGGTTCGGTGGCGAGGACCTGCCGAGCGACATCGGCGATGTCGTAAAAGGCAAGGTCTCGATATGGGAAAAGGCCAAAGAGGCCGCCCTGGCGCCGGTGATCAAGCTCATTGGCGGTGTCCGTCCCGACGTCAAGGCCTTTTCGGAGCTTCTGGGCGGTCGGACCTTTTATCCGGATCCGTTCAACCCAAGGCCTATCCGGGACAAACTTGAGCAGATCGCCAGGTCGTTTTCCCTCAATGGCGTTTATCGCTGGATCGCAGGGAAACCAAAGCGAGGTGACACCTGGAGCGCTCAGCTGGCCAACGATATTCTGGCACTCGGTACCTATACGTCCGATCCTGGCGAGTCGGCATATTACGACACGCTCGCGAGGGTTTATGATTTCATGGAAAAGAACGGCCGGGAGCGGGCCTCCGGAGTCCCAACGACCAGGTCCAACGCCCTGTATTATTACAAGCAGGCGCTAAAGTATGGCGATCTGAAGGCTGCCGAGAAATATCTCAAGAAATATTATGAGCTCGGTGGCATCGATACCAACATCACCCAGAGCATCAAACGAGCCGCTCCCCTGGCGCCGTTGCCGGCGGATTGGCGAGGCCTGTTCCTCAGGTCCCTGACTCCGGATGAGCGGGCCCGGTATGACCTGGCCATGCGCTGGTATCGCCGCACCTATGTCCAGGGCCAGGGCAAGGTCAGCGTTGATCGATCCGAAATAAAACGGCCGCCGCGGATCCCGGTTATATCCCAGCCGGCCGGCGGAAAGAAACCTTTAACCCTGAGGCAAGCAGCCCAGCAAAAGAGAGGAGCTGAGTAACCATGCAAGGAGCACGAAAAGTAACAACTATGAAGTTGTGGACGGCCCAGGCGATTTCTAAGAATGCAAGCAAGACTTCGCCGGCGATCGACCTGAGGCAGCTTATTAACAATCACAAGTTCTCGTGTCACGCGATTATCGCCGGGACCGGGCAAGTCGATATTGCGGTTCAGTACTGCAGCACCGTGGACGGAACCTATATCGAGGATAGCACCCTGATAGCCGACGATCAGGCTGCCGGGTCGATCTTTGTCAGTTTCGACCCGGTGTTGGCGCCGTTCATCAAGATCAAAGTGACGGAGAACAATACTAACCCGATAACATCGTTGGATCTCTGGCTGAACATCGGATAAAAAAACGCCCCTGGGTGATCACCCAGGGGCGTAAGTTATTGATTCTGTCGAAGATCCCACGAAGGTCCCAGGGGTGGGATCTTCGCAGTTTGAGGCGGGAAAGGCAGGCTTATTCGTATTTGGCAGCCACAGCATCGACGGACTTGACTACCGCGTAGGTGTCTATCAATATGTCGACGGGACCAACCCGCTTGCATGACGAGATCCTTTCCTTCCAATACCCAATGGATTGCGCGTGCTCTGCAGCTTCCTTGCGGCCCAATCCGGCAGCCTCCAGGAACATAGCAGCCTTAGCTTTGTAGAGGGTATCGATCGAGTAAAAAGATTTTGTCCCTAAGCCATTGGCCGGAATGTCCGCCTCAATGAAACCTCTTTCCATCCGATCTCGAAACGCGGTGAACTTCATCCCCAATATATCGGCTGCCTGAAAACTCGAGTACATCATGGCAACAACTCCTTAGGGTATTGAGGTGCCCAATGGTTCGCCGGCCGCCTCTGGTTGTAGTCGATTATCCTGGTGGGCTCATTGTTGTAATAGTTAGCGCCCGGATTAATGACGTTGTTATTGATGATGATTTGAGCCGGCTGCCGCTGAGTATATCTATACAGCTCAGGGCTGCCGGCTCGGAAGGCGATGTCCATCCAGGTGGCCAGGGCATGATTATTGCCGCATCTGGCGGCTCGGAGGCCAGCCTGGCGGACATCGTTCGGAGATCCATAACGCCAGGTCGACAGGTCGCCGGCGCTGGCGTCATGGGTAAAGAGAAAGAATGCTATAGACGCGATCAGGACGAGCTCCAAAATCGCGATCAAAAAAGCACCTCTAATACAGTTTTTGATTCTCATCACTCACCTCCATTGTAAAAGTCAATAGCTTGTTGGATGGATCCGAAAAACTTACCACCGATGCACCCGCCTCCAAACTTGTAGTCGTCCTCGTCGATGTAGTGGCCGACGCAGACCTTTTGGGGGCCGTCCCTATTCTCGAGGTCGAGGCCATCCGCCGATGTCATCAGCAAAAACTCCCCATCGTCACCGGCAGCGCATAGGCCCCAGGTCCCGGGCTCTACTAAAATGTCATGCCAATCCATGATATTCACCTCCTCTTTGGCCGGCCTGGCTTCCGGTCCCGGACCAGGTCGAGGTCCTTTTCCCGGATCCATAGATCTCGGCCGTGGCGTTTCGCCGGCAGTCGCTTTTCCAGGATCAGCTGCCGCACCCTCGATGCGGAGATCCCCAGGAGCTTCCCGGCCTCTTTTGTTGTCAGCACTTTTCATTCGCCTCCTTTCTACTTGGAAACGGGTGGCCTTCGTACTCTTCAAGAAGGTATCCGTTTTTGATCATAGCCCGGGCGAACATCTCGCAACAATGATTGGTGCAAAAATTCCACTGTCCTTCAACATACCCATAGGTCCGGCCACGATTCTTGCCATTTTCGTCCTGGCCGATACCAACCACAGTTGCTGTCGCCCTGCCGCACCACTTACAGGTATTATCTTTATTTGTCCTCCGCAAGTACTTGTGAGGGCTCGTTCTCGGCATGTTATCACCTCCCTTCTTTGTTGGCCCTGCCGATCTCCACGAGGGCCCTGAATGGACTTGGGTCCACCATTCCAGGGGGCAGCAGCTGGTTGTATTTAACCCAGGCGGCTGCCCAATATCCGAACATATAAAATTTGTAGCCGGCCAGGGCTTTCCAGGCCCTCTGCTCGGCGAGCTTGCGCTCAGTTAACACCTTAGCCAGTATGTCGTCGCTCATGGATCCTCCTGAAAAGGTTGTGGGCCACCTGGCGCTTGAGGAACGGCGGCAGGCTCGCGAAATCATACTCGACGCCGTCCTTGTAGCATCGAGCCTTCATACAGCAGCCCTGGCCGATCCCCAGGATAGCCTTGGTTGCCCTGGTTGTAGCCAGCTTACACGTTGCCTCGGTCCCGTCATAGCCCAGAGCCTCGCAGGAACCTCCGGTTGAGCCCATGCCCATCTCTTTCGAGATGGGGCAGGGTTCATTGATGCAGCAGAAGCCGCATCGGCAACAGCTGTTAGGATACTCAGCTTTTTTCATGTTTGTCCCTCAATTCTATCAATTCTTCCTCTCGCTTGGCCACCTGTCCGGGAAGGTCGACCAAAGACCGGTAGATTTTTTCTGCCAGATAGGCGCTTTCACCGCAATCGAACTCCATAAAATTGTGCATGTCCTCGACGGTGACACTGAAGACAGCAGATCCGCCAAAGAGCGATTCCTTCCAGACCTTGATCTGCATGTCGTCGTCGATATCGCCCTTCTTTATCATAACGCACTGAATGGCCATCTCGTGGACTTGTTTGTACTGGGGCATAGGTTTCACCTCCTTTCTTATTGGCCACGCCGGCGCCGAAGCGCCGGCCGCACAGGGCTTAAGGCCACCCTGCCGGTTAAATCTCGTCATACGGGACCGCGTGATCCGGATAGCCGCCATCCGTCCTGGCCGTGATGACGTGGCATGTTACCAGGCCGGAAAAGCCAGTGCCATGGCCAGCGATCTTGGCCTTGGCCGGCGCCCGCTCGTCGCGTTCCATGAAGCCCAGCTTGTACAATTTCGACAGCTTCTGGCGCGTCTTGAGCGCCGGCAGCCATAGGACAGCCTTGTCGTTGCTATCCAGGACCATCCATTTGGGCTCGTGGGAGTAGCTGAATCTGTTATAAACTGAGACGAGCTTAGCCTTGACCCTGACGCCTGACCCGCGGTGAAATAGGCCCGGGAAGGTGGACTTGCCACCGTTCTCGAGGATTTTGGCCTGCAGGTGATCTTGCTGGCCGCTGAGGTTATGACACCACTGGGACACAAACCCGTCGGTGTCGCACCGATCAAAACTCTCGCGCTCCTTCTCGAAGCTCTTGTCGCCGCGTTCGCGGTAATCGTTGGCCGTCATTTTGTCCATTTGGAACCCTCCCTAATAAATGATGATGTAAAAACCATTAGCGTCGGTCTCGGACTGGAACCGTTGCCCGTTGAACCTCAGCTCGATAACGAACTGAGCCATCTCCGTCATTTGATCCGTTCTAAAGAAAATTGCACCCTCCATAGTTGACCTCCTTAGTTGGCGCCTAAGCACCAGGCTTTTTTGGTTTTGTCCCAGAGATAAGTGGCCCAGGCGTCGACGACATGCTCTTGTTCGCCGTCAAAATAGGCTTTGATGACACTATTGTGGGCGCCGACAGTGATCTGGTGAGAGAATCTGTCAACGAATTGCCCGTCATAAGGGGCGACCTCTTTGACGATCCGGATCTCAGGGCCGAAATGTTCGTTATCCGCTCGGACCAGATCATCCGCTGGCGGATCCGGAGGAGTCGTGGCCCAGACGATGGAGTCGACCGGCCGGCCCTCGCCGAAGGTTCTGCAGGGGATGGCATCCTGACCGAGCTGGGCGGCTATTTTTATGGCTGCCGTGACGGTGGACTCGGCTTCGTGCAGGGCGTATCCACAAACGAATACATGGACGCGGTCATCCTTGAGGGGCCGGGTGTAAACATTAACTTTCACGAAATCTTTCATGGCATCTCCTTTCAGGCTCGAGTTAACAGATGAATCAATATGGCCTAAACTATAACCCATGGGTTAGCGTTTGTCAACAAAAAAAAATATGGTGGTGTAAAATTGATACAGCGCCTGCCGCGCCAGACCGAACGCGACAGGCATGCTTGTAAAACTCAGACAGTTACGACAACTCCGAGCGCTTTGAGAGCGGACTCTACGTCGCCGCTCTCACCTTCGCCCTTCTTTACCAGATGGCACTTGTGCTTTATTTTATTGGGGAGCTTCGAGAAACAGGCTAAGCAGACGACATCACCGGATTTCTTTTTCGCCCCACAAGCGCATCTTGTTCCCGACAAAAGCTCGATGTAATTCAGGTTCGTATTCTGCGTGCTAATCTCCTTGACTGAACGCACAACCGACTCGGCCCATTTCTTTTTGTCGGAATTATATTTCGCTATATAATTAACCTTCTCTCGCAGCAGCTCTCCGATTTTGCTCTCGAGCTCACCCACTTCATCTTTGAGGCTCGCGATCTGCTTCACATGCCGCTTACACTCATCGCATCCCTTCTTGGTGGTCAGGCCCTTTCCGTCGAACAAACTGGGTTGTGGAGGCTTCTCACGCTTACCTGTCTTGATCTCGATTGCCTCTGACACCGTATCGTACAACGTGACGAACACGCCTGCGCTGCCTGGTCCTTTCTGCGATTTTAGCAGCCCGCATTTAACCATGTCGTTAAGAGTGCCCAGTATCGAACTCATTTTTTTTTCATCCAAGACTTCGTTGTAGTCAGAAGCAAAGCGTTTGGGAACAAGCTGCCAGTGGAAAGAGTATCCTTTCCGACCAGCGAGAGCCTCTATACACTTTTGGATCTGAGACTTTTTACCTCTGTATCTGCGTAATTTTGCTGTCATGATGGATCTCCTTATTAACTAACGATTAGGGTTTAAAACGGAATGTCATCGTCTGGACCACCTGGTGGCTGGAATCCGCTGTCGTCGTACTCGCTTCTTTGCTGCCGGCCACCAGACGATCCTCCTCCTGGGGCCGAACCAAGGAACCGGATGTCCGATGCGATGATCTTGGTGGTCCACCGGTCGTTACCGTTGTTGTCTTGCCACTTATCGGTCTGCAGCTTTCCCTCGACGTAAACCTGTCGGCCCTTGGTCAGGTATTCGCCGCAAATCTCAGCCAGCCGGCGCCAGGCCGTAACCCGATGCCACTCGGTTCGCTCTTTTTTTTCTCCGGTGTTTTTGTCTTTCCACTGCTCTGAGGTTGCGATGCTTAAGCTGGCGACCGCATCTCCTCCCGGGGTGTAGCGCATCTCGGGGTCCGCTCCCAGGTTACCGATAATTATCACTTTGTTAATGCTTGCCATTGTTTTTTCACCTTCCTTTCTTTTAAGATTTTTGGATAACGTGATGATGAGCGGCGGCGTTAGCCGTCCGACTCCTTATAGACCCTTACTTTCGAGCATCATCTTGAGGATCTGTTCTTTTGACAGCATCTGCAGGGTGTCGACATACTTACGCTGCCATTTTTTGATATCATCCTCAAGGGACCTGATTTTGCTTTCCAGAGATCTGGATTTTTCAATCTCCTTGTCGAGCTCGCCCTCCAGGTCCTTAACCTCTGCACGCAACCGCTCCTTTTCGCCCCAGCCGCGGCGATCGGTTGCATTAAGGTGGACGACGTTTGTTTTCTCGTGGCGGGGCTTATTGAACGGCTTAGCCTTGGAGCGGTCTTTGGTATAGGAGATCTTGTTGCTTCCTGGGTCCAGGCGCCCCATGCGCCAAATCAGATCTTCTTTGGCAAGTTCCTTAAGCGCCATTCTGACGTACTGCTTTGAGTAGTCGACCTTTTCGGCCACGTCGTCGATATCAAAGATGTCATTGGGTAGCGATTCCAAAACCTCCCAAACTCTTTCTTTGAAGTTCATCGCAGCCTGCTCTTTTGTCATAGTTCTCTGCGAGTCTGTCATGATGCCTCCTTCCATGTTTTTACCTTTGTGGATACCCTCTGCCGGTGGGTCCTCGGACCGCTTATGCCGTCGATTTTAGTATACTGCCTGGTTGTTAGTGGATAATTCGCCCGGATGTACTGGAAACACTGGTTAAGCTCGCTCAGTGTCATATCAGCCCTGGGCTTGCCCATGGCCCTTCTTATCTCTCCATTTATGCGCCCGTTGCGATACCGATGCATAAAACTATAGGCCCTAACGTGGGCCTCAACCTTCTCCCGGATACTGGTCTCGAGTTCGCTGGGCGTCGGATCTGCGACCGGCATTGACGGAGCTATAGCCATTTTGGGATCCGGCCCGAGGAAGGCCTCTCGGTTGCCGAGCAGGGATGATGCCAGCGGAATGATGCCGCGCCGGCCAGGTTCCTCTCCGCCGCCCTCATCGCCAAATAGCTCCATCTGCTCGCCCTGGCGATAGTCCGTAATGTGCCCGACCTGCTCAGCTTCGATCTGGTCGACGATCTTTCGCATTATCGGATCATCTGGGCACCATACATAGGCACGCTGGTCCTCCCAGGCGCCGGCCAGGTGGTCAACCCGGACCGCCCGGGCGAGCATCTGCTCGATCCAGGGCTTGGATCGGATATGCGTCAAGCTGACCAGGTGGGTGACCGAAGGGACGTCCAGGCCTTCATATGCCATGGCGATCGTCACCAGGATATCGAACCCACCCTTTTTGAATCGTTTTATGGCATCGTGAGCCGCCTTGGACTCATGACTGGTGGCGATCTCCGCCCGGTAACATTTCTTTTTGAGGTATGCGACCGCTCGCCTGGCCGTCTCGATGCCTGACGTCACGACCAGCATTTTAGATCGACGATTGAGCGTTTTGTAGTCTGACCAGTGGAATAGAGCCTGGTCCAGCAGCTGCTCTGCGTAATCTGTCGTCAGGGCGGTATAGACAGCTGCAGAGGCGTCATCCATCTTGACTTTGGCCATCGAGTCGTATTCGATCGTATCACCAATCTCTGTCATCCATTTTACGCTTGCATCGGCGAAACTAAACACCAGCGGAATGATGGCTTTCTCGGACAGGGCGTCGGTCCTGGTGTATCGTATAACGCGGAGTCCGATCTGGTCGTTGGATTGGATGACCGGCATTTTCTTGCCATGCTGGGTGAGGTATGGCAAAAAGGCGATCTGCGTCCCATCCCCGCGCTCCAGGGTCCCTGTCATCAGAACGACATAGGCTGCTCGCTTCACGAGCTTGGCCAGGGCATCATGCCATGGCGTGCCTTCGCCGGCATGGTGGAACTCATCCAGAACCAGGACGTACCGCCGCTTCTTGAAGTCCTTTAACAGGGTCTGCTGCTCATCGATGCCGATGGCCTGGTACGTTGTGATGCAACCTTCGAGGCCGCGGCAGGGATCTTTATCGTTTGTGCTGGATCGGATCCTCTTTTTGTGACCGAACATATCCCGGAAGAAGGGATCCATGAAGTTTCCCTCGCCCTGGGATTGCAGCGACTTCCGAGGGACAACCCAGCAAAGTTTATTTGCCTGGCCGGCATCCAGCAGCCGGCTGGCGATAATGGGCAGCGCCGATTTGCCACCGCCCGGGGTAACCGACGCCAGAATATATTCGATGGGACGGCCGGCGATGATATCGTCGACGGCGCGTTCCATATGTACTTGGTGCTTACGTTTCATATTTTTAACCCTCTACGACTTCAACGCGCTCTTGGCTCGTGTCCTCTTCGCACTCGACCATTCCAAAGCCGACCCATTCGTATAGTTGGCCTTCGATAACAAACTGCTTATTCAACAGCTGGTCCGAGTTGCAGAACGTAAGCCTTTTTAATTCGGAGAGCCTCATCGATTTGTGTTTAGCTTTCATGTCTCAGGTCCTTATATAGCCTGGCGACCTTGACCTTCCGGATCCGGCTGCCATGCCGATATGTCACCTCCAGCTTTCCCTTCTGGCGCCCACGCCTGATCTCCCGGATCGAGAACACCGGGCGGAACCCATTGCCTATCCATGCGATACCTGCTGCCTGTACTTTAGCCATGATAACCTCCTTATTTGATTGGATTTCATGGCTATTATACCAAACGGGGTTTACGAAAACCCGCGGTTGGCGGCGATTTAGGCGGTTTTGCTGGCGTAACTTGTTGATATTATTGTTGTGCATTTTTTCCTTGACATAGAACCCATGCGGGTTGACGAGGACGATTTTGGACCATTGGCCTCCGTGAATCCTTTATCCAAAGGTGCCACCAACCCTTAAAATAAATTATCTATAAGGGTTGGTGGCACCTTTTGGTTCCAGTTTAGGCTCGAATCCGGTTAGGTCCCAGTAATCGTGCAGGTCGTCGTCGATTCGCCCTCCCAGCTGGTGGCAATAACCCAGGGCTTCGAGGTTCAGGAACATCTCCCCGCACCACTCGCACATATACCAGTCAGCCATTTGGACCTCATCGCCCCAGATCCGCTCCTCGATGTCGTTGCACGGATCCCGGATTCGGGTGAACTGCAAGCATGGTGTCTCCCAGTCGATTAGCTTCCCGCAGCTGCAGCACCGCTTCCGCCTGGTTGTATTGAGGACTGTAAAGTCCTCGGGCGGGATATAGTACCATTCTCCGTCGTCGAAACATCCACAACTAAGCATATGATCCTCCCTAATCCGACAGATATTTGATGGCTGCGTCCAGGGCGTCGCCGTACCCGGCGCCGATCCCCTGGTACAAGTCCGCCTGCATTTCGTCGGGCAGGCGCCTATAGCAGCTGTAACACAACGATTTGAGCCGCTTCTTGGGCCGTCCACAGAAGCACTCCTCAGATTTCAGTTGCTCAATTAACTCTTTAACTGTTGCGCGGTTTTTGGTTTCGCTGGGCATAGCTCACCTTTCCGAGGGCCGGAAACATAATAGTCCCGGCCCTCTATGTATCTGCCGACCAGGTTGCCGGTCCGGACTTCCTCTATGGCCACCGTAAATGACCCATGCATCCGGATCCGAGCGATCACCCGGTCGACATTGCCTGGTTCATCTCTCAATGTAGATCCCACCTCCGTTAACTCTGATGACATGATCGGCCAAGGCTACGCATTCCGGTTTGTGGCTAATAAACAGACACTTCTCGAAGCCGCCAGTCGGCATGAACACCTTATACAGCTTGGTGTAGGCCTGGGCCGTCTCAACATCCAGTCCGGCGTCATCCTCATCAGCATAGGCCGTCAGATAGTTCTTGCCGGAATTCTCTTTGCTGATGAGCGTCATAGCCAGTCTGAGAGCCTTTAAGGCCCAGACCTGCTGGCCACCGGATCGGTTCGCGATCAGGACGCTATCGCCGTCCGGATCGATCACCCTGGGCTCCAGAACCTCTCGGCCCTCCTCGTCCACAGTATTGAAATCGACCATGGCCCAGGATCCCAAGGCCTGCTCAAGCAGCTTGTTCGCGTCGGCAGCGATCGCCGGCGCCACGCTATTGATCTCGAGGGCTCGGAGGCCGTTGGCGCCACAAGCGTCCTTGATATATTTCCAGTTGGAAATCTCATTGACGATGGTCCTGGACTGTTCCTGGTAGGTGTCGTAGGTGTCTTTTGATTCCTTGAGGCTGGCTATCTTTTGCTCCAGGTTGGCCTGCAGGGCTTTTTCGATGGCCAGTTTCTCTGCTATTTTGGCCCTGGTCGAGCTGGCAGATTCATATTCATCCTTGGCCGAAACGACTTTGCCGTCCAGGAGCTCGTCATACAGGATCTGATCACATTTGAGCTGCAGCTTGAACGCGGCATCCTTCTTCTCGTCGAGGGCGGCCTGGGCCTCAGAGACCTTGACGTCGCGCTCTTTCCTGATGCGCTCCAGGTCCTCGGTCTGGATCTTGACCTCGTTTTTGACGATCGCGATTTTAACCGCCTGGCCGGCCTTGTCCTTATCCTCGGCAATGCCCTTTCTCCGCGCTTCTATCTCATCCTCAATCGCCCTGACATCGGTCTCGGCCTTGGCTATAGTGCTCCTGGTGTCCTTAATTTTTGCCTCTATCCCCATCTGTTCTGATTCGATCGCATCGAGCAGAACGGACGCATTATCGATGTCCGCGGCATTTGCGCCCAGCCGGGAGTTCAGCTTGAACCTCAGATCTGCGAGGGCCTTCTCGTCGAGCTCTATTTTGTTGTCGCGGTCCTTCTCGAGCTTATTTTTTTTCTCATTCAAAGCATTCCAGTTTGACCTCGCGACCAGCGCGGATTGAATGAATTCGCAGTTCTGGGAGTTGCAGTCGAAAGTCTCACCGCAGCTGCAGCTCAGGTCCGTCCCTCTCTTATCTAACAGCTTCATTTGTTGGGCCGCTGACTCGATCTTGGCCCGGAGGGTGGCGATGGAAGGGCTTTCGATCATCAGCCTTATATGGGACTCGAGGTCCGATATCTCTACCTCCAGGCGCCTTATCTCAGCCTGGCGTTCGGCGGCACTCGTATCCCTATCGCTCTTTGTCTTCGCTTCCGCCTTTCTGGACTCATCCAGGGCGCCCTCGAGAGACTCCAACTTTTTTCTGAGCGCTGGAATGTCGTTTGATTGCAGGGAGATCCTTTTCTCCTCCAGGCCAGTTATGGCCTGCTCATGGTTTCTTATCCGGTGCTCGGCCGACTCGATATCCCCAGCGTTTGCGTCCAGGAATTGTTTGTTCGAGTCGATTTTATTCTCGAGAAAAGAAACCTTCCGGATAAAATCGGATCGGACACTCTCGAGACGTTTTTGGAGATCATTTTTTTCGGTATTCGCGGATCGCAACTTCTCGAGGCAGGCTTCTTTTTCGATCTTCGCCCTGTTATTAGCCTCTACCAGCGAGTCGAGATGCTTCATTTTTTCTTTCGCCTCGGCTATTACTTTGTCCCAGTGGGCGAGCTCCAGCTTTAAAACCTGGGCCTTCTTTTTCGATGCCACAACATTACCTGTCGCCTGCTCGAGCTCGGCCGGAATATTGCTGAGGGCCTGCAGCCTGCCGGCTATGGTATTTTGCTGGACTGTCCAATGCGTTATGGCGGACTTGGCCCCATTTTCATAGCGGACCAGCTGAGCCAGGCGATCACCCAAAAACTCAGTGAACAACGCCTTGAGCTCCGCCGGCCTTAGGCTCGAAATCTTAGCCGAGTTCTGGGCCGCGAAGGCTGAGTTGAAAAACAGGTTGGGTGACCCAAAGGTGTTGTTCACCCAGTTGTTATATTCGCTGATCTTTCCGTTCACCAGCGACTGGTCCTGGACGTAGACGTATCCTTCTGACCGGCCACTCTGGGCGTCGATCTTGACGACCGTTCGATAAAAATTACCCTCATGCTCGAAATCGAGCTCTTTAATCGAATCGCGCAGAAAAACATGGTTCTTGAGCGCGACTTGCGGCCGGCTGACCAGCTGGGCATACGGCTGCAGGTTCTCAATCAGCGTCGTCTTGCCGGCGCCGGTCTTGCCGCTGATGGCGATCAGGCCGGCGAGGTCGGAGATGTCGAGCTCGACCTCGTCCAGGCCCAGGCCTTTTTTGATTCCAAGAAATCCTCTGAGTTTAACTCTGTTAATATTCATTCGTTACCCTCCCGTTCGCTTTCAAACAGCCTGTTTAAAACCCACCTCTTGGCCGTCTTATAGTCGATGAACCCACCCTCTTCCGGCATTTTGCCAACAAACTCACGCGTAAAAGAGACTCGCAAAAAATGTGACAGCGAGTAGGCCGTGCCTTTGTGGGCCTTTGATCTCTGCCCGCGATACTGCATGCCCCGTAGGATGTTCTCGATGATGTTAAGAGACAGATCGTTCGGTCCACTTCCGTTGTATCCCCACTCATACCCGTCTGGCGACCCTTCTATGACAACCCATGGCACATTGGTAGAAACCCCATTCTCCCGTCGCATGAGGATGATTCCCTCTGACATCGGAACGTCGAGGAACGACATATGCTCTGAGTCCTTTACGTCTGGCCCCTTGGCATGAATGTCGCTGCCCCAGCAAGTTGGCCCCATATTGCGCTTGATGCTTACTGGATCGGTGAGCGTCTTGCCGCATTTGATGCAACTATTTTGCATGGCGACCTCCTCCCTCCAGATACTCGCTGATGTTATCGGGATGGGCTTCGAGCAGCTTGGCTTTTTCCAGGACACCTGGGTCGATGCAATCTCCGATGATCTTGGCGCGTTCAGCGATACGGTCCCGGAGGCTTTCCATCTGGACCAGCCTGGATGCCCTGACGTTCACCCTGGGCACCCGGATGCGGATAACGTCGCAGCTCTTCGCGCCAGCGGACATAAAGAAATCTTTTATGGAGTCGGCGTCCAGGGCGTCGGCCTCATCGACAAAAATCTTCGCCTCAAATCTCACCTTGGCTCCATTGACAGTCTCTGCGTCCTCAGAGTACAGCGCGAGGTCCAATTCCTTCAGGCCGGCGCCGTCCGTCAGGTCCGCCGAGACCCTGACGCGCTTAACGGATGGAGTGGGAATGAATTCCGAGCTGGTAAAGAACCCGTCGTCGTCCTGGCCGATGATATGCAGGTAAAAACCTTTCTCATCGAGCTCGCCCCAGTTCAGAGATTGAGTGGATCCGGAATAAAACATAGCCGGCTGAGGATAGACCTCCTGGGCCTTGTGGATATGACCGAGGCATACGAGATCCGGCTGGGCGCACAATATGGAGTCGATGTCGACTTCGATGTCGACTCCGGTCAGGATCTGGGTCTCAGAAACCTTGGATCCGCGTACCTGGAAGTGGCCAACCACTATATGTGGAATATGCGAAAACCTGGTCACGGTGGTCCCGAATCCCATCATCATGCCGGCTACCAGCTTGGCCGCCTGATGGTCGGATCCTTCGACGCCCTGATCGGTCTCGAGATACTGCTTGGTGAAGGCCGGGATGCAAGTCACCAGGGCAGCGGGCCCAGATTTACCGCGTATTTTCGCCACGGTTTGATCTGGCTGCGTTGCGACGTAAACCGGGTGCTCTCCACTGATCTTACTGAATACCTCGGTTGCCGATCCCTCGTGGCTTGGCGTACCGGAGATTATGAAGGTGGGCGCGATATTTGACAGGCGCTCGAACAAATCGAACGCATATTTGGCCGACTGGCTGTCCAGTCGAACGTACTGGCTGTCGAAAACATCGCCGGCGCATACAATGATGCCTGGCAGCTCGTCCTTGGCATAATCAGCCAGGAAGTCCAGGCAGTTAATTTTTTCAGGCAGCTGATCGTCATCCCTCAGATGACAATCGGCGAAGTGCAAAACTCTTAATTTTTCCATAGACTTTGTTCCTTAATGGTTTTGGTTTAGATTTGATTTTGCCCTGGCAGTTACGACAAAACGGACGCCCGTCGCGCCACGATAAAGAATCGCAGCAGCGAGGGCAGAGCCTGACGTCGGAGCTCAGGGCGACCTTGCCTGATGGGTGCAGTCGTAGGTCAACCATTGAGCCTCCTCAGTACGGGACATCGTCGTCTTTCATGGCCTCCAGATTGTCGTAAAAACCGAGCAGGTGATCGTCAGCCCATTGATCCATTGGCTTTTTAAGCTGCCTAAGGTCGTAACCTTTCCGGCCGGCCAGAATTTTCAGGGTCTTGATCTTCCCGGCCAGGTCATCGTCGATGAAATCCTGGCGCAGACTGGCGCCCTCGATGACATCCTCTTCGATCGGCAGATCCGGATCCATGATATCATCATCAGGGGCTTCTTCAGGCTCCAGGTGGTCATCGACGGACGGCGATGTCGGTTGTCCAGACGACGACGGACCATAGAGGCCAGTCATCGACTGAATATGAGCTTCGAGGACCGCCTTCTTGACGTCCGGATCATCATAGTCGGGCTGGAATACGATGCGTGGGCATACGAAAGGCTTCGCGAGTTCGCCCTGGGTGTAGGTGGATTTGATGCCGAGGAGCTTACGAATGACGCGGTTCTTGGCGCCGGTTTCGCATAGCTTGAGTTTGTGTGTGAGTTTTTGGTTCCAGTCGCGGCTGGTGCAGTAGTCCGCCCAGGCCTGGTCCTTGTTCTTTTGTTTGGCCAGAGCGGCGTATTTTTCCTGGAGCTGGTCCCAGAGGACATCGAAGTCGATGTCATAGCTGGCATCCGCCCAGACGACGGCGCCGTCAGGCTTCCGAAGGCCTCCGACAGCCCGGAACGCGCAATAGTTTTTGTCGCGACGGTCATCGATGCGCCGGCAGCGGTTGAAATCCCAGATGATGCCGGCAGTGGTGGCCAGCTTGGCCAGGCCTTTGCCGGTGATTACCATGCCGCGAGCGTTATTGTCGTTGTAGACATCGCCCTGCTTCTCGTCCGGCGACAAGGTGACCTTGTCGACCACCGGCTTGTGGAAAACCGATAGCCCCCCGATGGCGATGTCCGGGATTAACAAGTTGCAATTTTGCTGACGGTACTGGTCCAGCTCGTAGACCACTCCGTCGTCCTTACGACGATCTTGGTTCATAGCGACTCCTTTGGTTGACAAAATTAACGAAATTGGTTATTGCCTGTAGCTTCCGACCCATCGCTATCAGCTGTCGGTCGGCCGCTGTTAAATCCGCCCTGGCGATTCGCCGATGAAGGAGCGCACAAGTGCAGATTTAACCAAAAATAGCTTAAAGGGGCGCCACTTGTCAAGCAAAAATTGCAAGTTTAAGTGATTATTCTGGGCAAATGTCTAAGTCATTTTTTTTGCCTTGCGACAACAATCTTCTGTTGACATCTAAGTGTTATTTGTGCAAAAATTGCCTCATTATGAGTAAAAGCCAACAAATACTAAAAGACTATCGTAAGTCGAGTGGCATGTCACGCAAACAGCTTGCCGAACACCTCTCACGACATGGCCAGAAAATCACGCCCCAACAGGTCGCCAACTGGGAATTAAGCCGCACGCGGGTACCAGGTGATGTGATCTTGGAAATTATCAAGGCGCCTCGATCCAAGTTCAATTCAAAACGAGCAAATTCCTAAAGAGCCCTTTTTTTGTTAGTGTGGAGTGGAGCGATTATATGGTAAGCCCTTGCAGAACGAACAGGTGCGGTCTGCGTGACCATGACAAAAACAACTATACATGCCTAAACTGTCGAGCCAGGGCGGCGATAGCCCTCGACGAGGAGTGGACGGAGGCCGACATCCCATCAGAGCTGATCCCAGAGCCACCACCAACCAGCCCATACCGCAAGAAGAAGAAAAGGGTTATCAAGAGCAAGTCCACTTGCAAGGCAGAGGGCTGCAGCCGGCCGGCCGGAATAAAAGGTCTCTGCAGAGCCTGCTACCAGCGTAATCGGTACTGGAGCAAAAAGGGTCAAAAATCTCCAAGCCGCCCAAAAATTAAGCCCGCCAGCAAAAAGCCCATCAGAAATCAACCAGCACTCAAAGTAAACCTAATCAACAATCCGTATTTGTCGGAGGCCGATATATTGAGGGCCGTTTTCGCTATTATGAGAATCGCCAGTCACAAAATCGACAGGCTGGCCGACATCATTACAGAAGAGGCCATGAAAAGGAGTGGGAACTAATGCGTAATTTCGGCGTCATACACGCAAGATATTGGACATGGGCCCTGGAGCACGAGCTGTCAGACGATGCCAAGATAATCGGAGCCTATTATCTTTCATGCGAACATAGCAACTCGGCAGGCTGCTATCGGATCCCAATGGAGTACGTTGCTGCAGACTTAGGATACCCTATCGATAGGGTATCGAAAGGGTATTTTGAACTCGAATCGCTTGGCTTCATAGCCTATTGTGAGAGGTCTAAATGGGCATTAATCCCCAAATATCTAAAGTGGAACCCGCTGCAGAACGCTAAGCACGCCATCGGCACAAAACGGCTACTCTCCCAGATACCATCATCGTTCACGCTTTTCGATAAGTTAGAGAGATCATTGAGAAAATTTGGTGGACGTTATTTTACCGAAGAGATGGTCGACAGTCTTATCGATACCCTATGTGATAGGGTATCCGATAGCGTATCGAAAGAGTATCGATACACAGACCAAGACCAAGACCAAGATAAAGACCAAGATAATACCCCCCCAAACCCCCCCAAGGGGGGAGGGTCAGATCCCCCCGATCCTCCCCCCGACCCTCCTAAGCCGTTTAAGGTCCCAACTGGAGAAGAGTTGTCTGTCTCCAACCCATGGGTAAACCAAACCGCCTGGGATGAATTTGTCAACCATCGGGTCAGTATCAGGCAGAAGCTGAGTGAGGACGCTGTCAAAAAGAACCTCGGCATACTCAAGCAATATGACGCTAACACCCAGCAAGAGATTGTCGACGAAACAATCCGGAACAACTGGCGAGGGTTGTTTCATCCCAAAAATAACGGCCGGCGGCCAAAGGGCCAAGACTTGCAGCAGAGGATCGTGGCCAAATACGAGAGGAAATATGGCAGAGATGGACAGGGAGAAACAAATCGACAAAATGCTGCTCATGATGGAACTTTATTTTGAGCAGGAAAAGGGCGACCAGGTCCTAAAGCTCTATCACAAGCTATGGGATGGCGTCCCGGTTGACGACCTGGCAGAGGCCTGCCGGCGATACATGAGCACTGGCAACAAGTGGTTCCCGAGGGCCGGCGAGATCCTGGACCTGGTCCGGAGCATACACCAGCCGGCGAGCATCGAGTCATCCGCCCAGCATCAGTGGCGCCTTGTCATGACGGCCGTCAGGCAGCGAGGTCTGATGCGGGGGGCGCCGGTATTCGAGGACCCGATAACCAATACGGTTATCAGGACCCAGTTCACCTGGGAGTATCTATGCAACATGCAGGCGGACAAGTCCAACTGGGAGGAGAAGCGGTTTGTCGAGGCGTACCAGCTGGCATCCGAGATCGATCCCGACAAGCTGATGATCGAAGCCAGGATGCCTGAAATCAAAAAACTTATTTCTCGTATCGGGAAGATTGATGAATAACAGGAGGCATTTATGTACGACGACGGTAATTTAGAGATGCAGGACCTACGGAACCGCGGCGCGGCATTCGCGGCTACAGTAATTAACCAGCTAAGCCGCGACCCGACAGAGGAGCCCGAGATCGACTCGGTCACGCATTACCTTTTGACCGAGCGATGGGACTGGCAGAAGCTGCCGGACGAGCTGACGCTCAGGAATATCAACGGGTGGGTGCATGAGTTCGCGGCGGCCTATGCTGATCTGCAAAAGGGAAATGAGGACCAGGATGTCATCCTTTTCCTGCCTAAAAATTTCGACGTCCCGGATCCGGAGGACATGCACTGATGCGGCGACCTCGGAAACGAAATAAATATGTCGGCGTGGTCGTACCGTCCGAGCACCAAGAGCAGGCTGTCCTGTTCGCAGAGCTCGAGCGACGCCTCGTCGACTGTCCAGAGCTTGGGTTGGCCTATGCGATCCCGAACGGGACCAGGGCTACTATGCGGACCGCGAAAAAGATGAAAGCGGAAGGTGTCAAGAAGGGCATCCCGGATATTCATCTGCCAGTCGGCCGTGATGGTTATCTTGGTCTATATGTGGAGCTCAAGGCCAGGCCATATACCAACGAAAAGGGTCGCTTGGTGCGGCAGCGCCCCTCCAGAGAGCAGCTTTCTTGGATGAGGCTGCTTGAGGAGCAAGGATACAAGGCTGAGATCTGCGAAGGGTGGGAGCAGGCGCTGGGAGCTATCCTGCGCTACGTCAGGTCAAAGCCGACAAAGGTTTGTTGTACCAGCCGGCGACAAAAGGGAGGTGATAGCGATAGTGGTTCTCTAACACATAATTGACTTGAAACTAATGGCCGGAAGGCCAATTTTGATGATATGGACCTGGCGGGCGTTCCCTGCCGCCCGCCAGCCAACTTAGGAGGTTTGAAAAAATGGGTAAGGCAAACATACCATGGTGGAAGGTTATGGCAGTCGGCGGCTTCGTTGCCGGGTGGCTTGCCAGGGCGTTATCGGATGGAAGGGTAACCCGGGAAGAGGTAGAGGAGCTTTTTTTCGGTGTTCTGGATGTCGCTGGCCTAACCGGGGCGATCGACATTATCGACGAGGCCGGGAAGTTTGAGGACCAGGGCCTGACACCGGGGCCGGTCCCGATCCCAGGACCGCTTGATCCGCCAGGGCCAAACATAGGAGAATCGTCGGCTATGCCAGAGCAGTCCGCACATTACAGACACTACAGCAACTCAAAAAACAAATAAAATAAAGGATTTGTGTCATGACACCAGAGGAAATCGAGAACATTTTTACCTATCATCCCCCCCATCAGGGCCAGGTCATCAGCTACACTTCCATCCGGGACTCTGGAAAAGAGCTGGCTATGACCATACTGCGGAACTGCCCAGTATCGGCCGAGCGAACCCTGGCCATCCGTAAGATCCAGGAGGCGGTTATGTGGGCGAACGCGTCGATAGCAATAAACGAGTAAGGAGGTGCCACGTTGATAGATAAAAGTCTCAGTGATGAGCAGGAAGAAGCCAGGGCGTTAGAAGAGCTGGGGGATAAGATGGCTGCCTGGGAGAAACGTATCGAGGCCCGCCCGGATCCAGAGCCAGAGAAAGGGCTTCCTACGGAACTACCCCCAAAACCGGAGAAAAAAAAGGCGCTTGTCAGGTGGGCCGAAAAGCTGCATAAAGACCAGGTCGTTTATCTGTTTTTGGGCTCCGACCCGGATAAGAACTGTCCGGTCCTGTTCGCCCAGCCATATCGTGTATCCGGCAGCCGGGAGAATGGTAAGTTGATACTCAAGCCGGCCAAAATCGAGCCCGTTCAGGAGCCCGCAAATCAGCGGAGATAATTTTTTTTGTTGTTTTTAGCCCACAAGTGTTGGTATAGTATGCTTATCACCTCTTTTCCCCCCGAAAGAGAACACTACAAATGTTTTTTGACAGGGGGCCTTTCAATGTCGGATCCTAAAATTTTTGAGTCAGTCGCTCACAACGTCGGGTGGATAGCCGCAATATTCGGACTCGGGATGGGTATATCCGGACTGCTGGTTGCCCTGGGCGTTCTTAAGAACAAGATAGCTACAGCGGCAAGCAATGCGGAAAGGTTTAAGCGCGAGCTCTATGCGGATGATGGCGTAACCAACTACATGCCGAGGGCTGAGCTGATACCTCGTCTCGAGCGGATTGAGAGCAGCATCGGCATGCTAAGGACAGAAATCTTAGACGGTTGTCACCTAAACCGCAACGAATGCCGAGATGCTATCGCCCACCAGGTGAACGGATTATGTGAAGCGATAAAAAGGCTTGACCAGAAATATCACGATCAAAGCCTTGGTATCGTTGCGATGTCGACTCAGCTGAGTCTGTTGTTAAAGAAAGCCGGTGTTGACACGCCAACCAGCGTCACGGATCTTGAGCGTCGTCTCAGAAGTTCAGCTGGTGAGTGCATGAGGCGCTATGGGGATACAGCTGTCTATGATCTTGATAAGAAAAACGAAGGGAGGTGATGAGGTGCCTAATTTGCGTAGTGTTTTCGATAGTCTAAGGGATGCTGCTGGACGGGTCCAGGATGATATCAAGGGAAAAAAGCGGAAGAAAAAAAAGAAATCAACCAAGCTCGGCAGCTACAATAAGTACAAGCGACGCGGATACGAAAAAATGCTCGAGGGGGCTGACGATTACTGATGATCGAACCGGATCACGGCAAAAACTTGAAGGAATATCTGCTGGTGGCCATCAGCCGCGGCGGCAACATGAAATATTCGCGAGACCCAGATACGCGAATGATGCTGCTCAAGGCTGTATTTGATTTTAACAACTGCATGGCTGCCATGGGAAAGACGAATTTTATCGACCAGGAAGAGGTCGCCCGGGCTGCCTCAGAAAACAGTGAACATTAGCCGTTAACTCAACCAAGGAGGTAAGACTTATGCGTAAGCAGTCGTTTTATTTATCAATCACGTTTCTCTTAATGGCGCTGGCCCTGTTATTAGCTCCGGTTCTCGTGATGCAGGCCGGCGCCATGGAAATCGTGACGGCCAACCAGATGACGGTTGGATGGGACGCGGTGACGTCGAATGATGATGGCACTACCATTGGTCCCGACCAGGTTGTTGAGTACCAGGTCTGGGTCCAAAAATTCCAAGCTGCAGGTGCAACGCCGACTCTGGTGGGCACTACCGATGAGCTGCAATACACCATCACGTTTCCAGACGAGGGTGTTTGGCAGATCGGATTCTCAGCTAAAAAATACCAAATCACAACCGACCCGGACGGAGGTCCGGACGTCAAAAGCTACTCTGGGGAGTCTGTCATAGCCTGGAGCGTTGACGCCACAGTCTGCCTCGACGGGCAAACCTTTGCAGGAGTGTATCTCAAGATCCCTGGAAAAGGCGGCGGCCTTAATACGCAATGACGTGGGCACCCTTGGGTGTATCTGACTGACGATAAATCCCCACGGTGAGGGAGAGCTGGTGGGAGCGGGTGAGCTAAGGGAATGCGAGGCCACAGTAACCGTGTAGCGGATTGCATGCAGTGCAGGCGCCCTAAAAAAAACGGAGCCGGGTAGGGTCCGGCTCCAAAACCTAATAATATGGAGCTGTTACACGATGAGTTCAAAAAAGCAGTGCGATAAACTTACCAGGCAACAGCGCGAGTTCTGTCATTTACATTTTGACAACCCAAATCTGTCGGGTGTTGAGTGCATATATCGTGCGTATCCCGGCCAGTTTAGTACTCCGGCATCAGCTGCAGCGTTCGCCAGCCGGCTGTTAAGATCGGATAAGGTCGTGCGCTATATGAATGAGCTGAGCAAACGAGTGCAGGCCAGGGTCGGCGCATCGATCGGCCGCGTGCTCAAAGAGGAGGCCAGGCTGGCCTTCTGGGATCCCGAGGAGATCATAGACCCTGCCACCAGGGAGATGAGGGCCCTGGACAAGATCCCGGAGCATCTTAGGCGGGCGATCGCCAAGCTGAAGATCATCAAGACCCAGAGCCTCCGGGATCCGGATATGGAGCGGACCGAGTATCGCTACACGTTCGTTGACAAAGGCGCTGCCCTGGGCCGTCTGGAGCGCATCCTGGGCATGTACGAAAAGGACAATGAGCAGAACAAACCAGCGCCGGCCAATGACAAGTGGGTCCTGGTCCCGACAGATCGCGAGCTAACCCTCAAAGAGTGGAGCGAGCAGGTCGAGGAGCTCAATAAGCATGAGGCCGCGAAGAAGGCGAAGGAGACCGAAGATGCTTGAATTATTCAGTAAGATCACCGAGAACCCGATGGTCTGGTTCATACTAACACTACTAACAATCGCCCTGGGTATCTGGATGTTCGCGTCCGCGGATACGGACAATAAATATATGGCCTCCATGGCGACGCTGTTTGTTTCCCTGGGAACGGCCGGAATCATGCGCGTCAGGACACCCAGGCAACCGAAAAAGGAGGAGCTTTGATTATTAGCCATCAGACAGTCGAGAGGGTCCAAAGAGCGGCAAACATCCAGGAGCTCATCGAGGAGCTCGGCGTCGAGCTCAAGCCGGTCGGTAAAATCTTTGTGGGGAAGTGCCCTTTCCATACCGAGGCCACCGGCTCTTTTACGGTCAGTCCGAAGCACCAGGTGTATTATTGTTTCGGCTGCCGGGATGGCGGTGATGCAATCAAGGTAATGATGAAAACACAGAGGCTCAGCTTTCATGAGGCCGTGATGTATCTGGCGGACCGATACGGCGTCGAGGTCCCGGGAGGCGTAAATGACAAAGATAGAAGCTGAGGCCAAAGGGTACTGTCGCATGTGCGCCGGGTTCGTTAATAAGAAACAGCTTTGCGGTATCATCCGCGGAGACATGGTCAACTGCCAGCTGCCGGACGATGTCAGGGCCCGTTGGGACGATGACATCAACCAGGCCGAGCTGGTAAAAAGGATGGTGAAATTTGGGAAACGTAAGTGATATCGGCGGGCCGGCCAGGATGCCGGCGAAAAGAACGCTGGTGGCCTTTGATTCCGGCCACTACAAAGAGGTTAAGGGCAACTGGACCGGCGACAGCGTCTGGATGCATTTCAAAAAAGAAAATGGCGGCACGGTCCACGTCAACAAGGACAAGGTTGAGTATGTTGAAACCTTCGACGACTAAGGATATGACAGACGCCGATAGGCGGCAAGATCGCAGATATGAGCTCGGATACGAGGTCTATAAGATGCTGGAGGGTGAAGACCTTGAACTTATGTCAGAGGTCCTGCGGGATGTTGGCCGCACCCTTTCCTGTAGGATGAACGGTATTCGGCTTGCCAACCTTGAGGTCTATCGGCATGTAGCGTTCACCCTAAGAGTCTGCGGAGGACAATATTTTGTCAACCTCGACGGGAAGGTAGCCTATGTGTCCTAAGGGCAACAAACCCGAGCACTGTAAACACGGCATGGTTTATTCCTGGTGCTCTTATTGCCAGGGTCTTGTCAAGAAGGTACAACATCAGGGATCGTGGGCAGGGCCGCATTATTGCGTTGAGACCAGCATTTTGTCCGACTTCTCGGTGTATCAGCGGCCCAGGTATATACCATACAAAGAGCACGTTACCCGCATACCGTATTGCCAGAAGGACGATTGATGGGAGTGAGAATAATATGACACTAACCGAGCTGGCGGAAAAAATGAGACTGACGCCGCGGAAACTTGCGTACTATCGGGATCAGGGATTATTCCGGAGCGGCAAAAAAGCTGGACGAGGTTCCCGACCGAAATATGACGGATATGACATATCGAGGGTTATAACCATCGAGCTGATGATAGACTCAAAGTTCGACATCAAGACGATCAAAAAGTATGTCAAGAAGTACGGCAAAGACGAGCTCGAGCTGCAAAACGCCTGCATTGTCGCGTCCCACATAATGAAGAAGCTACTCCAGGCGGAGCTGCCTGGGTTCGACGGGAGCTAATTGTGGATCTATCAACAGATGTTATCACTATAGCATTCGAGACCATCCGCCCTGGCGATCTGATCGATGTATGTGGTCAGGCGGTCAAGGTAGATGAGATCGTCGAACGCTGGGGCCAGACGTTTGTGAGGTGCAGGTTTGGTGAATTCGACCTCTCATGCTGCAGGCTATATAGGGCGACGGAGGCTCAATGATATGGGTACCCCAACCAGGCCCTCAGAGCAAGGCAATCTCGTGCCCAGCCAAAGAGATCTTTTTTGGCGGCAGCCGCGGTGGTGGCAAAAGCGATTGCACGATCGGCCGGCATGTCCTCGGGGCGCAACGTCACGAATCAGCCTGGAACGGGATGATAGTTCGCCGAAAATACAAAGAGTTCAAGGAGATGCGCCGTCGCTGGGATCAGTTGAAGGCGAGCGGTTTACCCATCGAGCGGACGGGTGGCGATACTGGTGTCAATACGATCAAATTCGAAAACGGCGCCCAGACTATCATGGTGGCGATAGGCAGCCTGAGCGAGGCCCGCGACTGGATTGGACATCAGTTCACCGAGATATCGATCGAGGAGTGTACGACCTTCGCGTTCTATTCGGAGATGATCGATATCCTGAAGGGCTCCCTACGGTCTCCGGAGGGCGTCCCGACCCATGTATTCAACACTGGCAACCCAGGGGGCCCTGGTCACAACGCGGTCAAAGAATATTTCCGCCTTGGGCGGCACTGGCAGCAGCAAGGGTTCTTGCCGGACTTGCCATGGATCCCGCCGGCCGAGGGCGACAAGAAGGTCCATCCCAGGGTGTTCATCCCATCGTTCCTGCAGGACAATCTGATACTCTGCCAGAACGATCCAGACTATGTCGAGGTACTGACCTCGATCTCGGACCCTATGCTGAGGAAAGCGTGGCTCGATGGCGACTGGGACGTATTCATCGGACAGGCTTTCAGCTGGTTTCCACAATATCACGAGATCGATCCGGTCTGGCCAATCCCGGCATGGGCTCCGCTTTATATGACGTTCGACTGGGGCTACTCGGCCCCATTCAGTATCGGGTGGTGGTTCATCGACAACGATGGGAGAGCGATACGGTTTGGCGAGTGGTATGGTTGGGACGGTACCCCGAACCATGGGCTCCGGATGGAGGACAGCGAGATCGCCCGCGGGATACTGGCGAAAGAGAGGGAGATGAAGATCCCCTCTGGCCGTATTACCCGGCTATGCGATCCAACTTGTTTCAACAAAAAACCGAATTATCAGGGCGGCGGGCAAGGACCATCTACGGCGGAGGTTTTCCGGAATGTCAGCTCAGACCTGACGATGAGGCCAGGGGATCCGGACCGCCGGCTGAAGATCAGGCAGTTCAGGGAGCGCCTGAAGCTGCCAAGGGACAGCGAAGATGGACCTGTTACTGGCTCGCCCATGATGCAAGTTTACAAGACGTGTCGTCACTTTATCCGGACGATACCGACGCTGGCCATTGATGAGGACAATGTCGAGGATATTGACACCGATCAGGAGGACCATGTTTATGACGAGGTGTGTCATATTGCCATGGCCAGACCTCTGATTGTGGACGAAGAAGAACTCAAAAAACAAGCGGCCGAGCGAAGGACGGCGGAGGCCCGGGCCCACATACCAAAAGAGCAGGTTGCAATATGGGAAGAGCTGGACGAGATAAAGCGGCAGATGGAGGAAGCGGCGACCCAGGGTGGCGACTGGGAGGGCCGGGTAGGCGGACGGGTGATATGACTGACTGGAGGTACCCTGACCACCTGGTATATTCATACTACAAAACAAAGGGCGGATGGTATCCACATTACCTGGGTGGCTGGACGAGGGGCCCGAGTTGTATCAAGATATATCTTGACAGGGATGATGCTATTGTGGCCTGCCCACCAGACTGCAAAGTGGTCCTTATGGAAATCCAGTTTAGGTATTGGAGAGACATATGACCCATTATTGGTACTGGAAGAAATGGCTTGGAGAAAGGCGCGGGCAGCTTTGTCGGATCCTGGCAACCGGGAAAATGAACTCGGCTTTGGTTGAGTTCTCAGATGGATTCCGCGTCATAACACTACGATATGCGGTACGCAAAGTTAGGAGGAACAATGATAAGCGCGGTACACTTTTGGATGTTTTTAGGGGCTATGGCCTTCTTGATGATATGGCAACAGATATATTTCAGCCTGGAGATCCGGCGCCAGGTGAAGGCGAACCAGGACCTGCTTAACCGGCTGCAGGCCAGGGATCTGCAGGAGTATGCTGGGGCAACCCGGGCGATCAACCCGGTTGGATCAATCCAGGCCGACAATACCGAGGAATGGACCGATGCCGAAAAAGAGCAGGCCTTGGACAGGATACCAATTAACTGATGATCGAATTATATGAGAAAATACTGGGAAGAAGGCTCCAGGACCTCGAGGGCCGGGAAAAAAACATCAGGCAGATATTTTTCCGGGAGGTTCTCAAGAAAATTGACCCCAGGGAGGCGATTGTTTTGGTCCTGAGATACGACCAGAGACTGACTTACAATCAGATTGGCGAGACCATTGGAACCACGGGCTCGAGGGCCAAGCAGCTCTGCGTAAAAGGCACCGGAAAACTCAGGCATCCAGTACGGCGGCTTAAACTTGAAAAGATTATACCTGTTAACTAATTGGAGGCGGCATCAAGATGAACAGGCGGCCATGGTGGGTAGGGAATGTAGATCGAATAGCGAAAGATTTAACTCGTAAGCGGAATAGTTATGTTCCGGCGGCGGCTCTCCAGCATCCTCTGACTTTCGGTTTGGCAGAGTTTGACTGGTTTTATGAGGATTGTGACAAGTGCTCATCATTCCGGAACGCATCGGCTGACCGCGGTCAGCACGAGGAGATAAACCGACCCGACATATACGGATATTATGAGTACGCTGCTGACGAGGGGCGGGTTGGTCGATTCACATACGATGAGATCTCAAAACACATTTGGTCCGAAATGCGGCAGGATTATGACACCGGGCTGGATGAAACCTATAGAGAGTGGATCATCAAGTATGTATGACAGCACGGTAACAAGGGCACCAACCCTAAAGAACGTATATGGAGGCCGAAATATGCCAGCTCGTAAGAGAAAGACCAAGCGTGGCTACACGGTTTATACACCAGGTGGAGTTAAGGGTCGCGGCATGACCTTGAGAAACGCAAAAAAACAAATCCGGCTACTCAACGCCATCGATCACGGCTGGAAACCCGACAAGAGGAGAAAGTGATATGGCTAAGATGACGGATGAGAAAACCCTTGAGATCATTGACAACCTGTTCAACGATCAAAAGAACGTGACCCAGCAGATCATGGAGCGCACCTGGTTCCGTAACATCCTGTATTACATGGGTGAGCAGTGGTTCGAGTGGGCCCGGACCGAGGGCACGTTCAAGAAGCTGATGCCCCAGAACTATACGCCGACACCCGTCGATAACATCATCCGGGACTTTGTCCGGTCGATCAAGGCCCTGATCCTGAATAAGGATTACAGCGTCCGGGTATGGCCGAACAGCAACGACCAGGAAGACCGGGATGCCGCCAGGCTGGGCGAGCAGTTTCTCCGCTGGATGGAAACCCGGCGGGATGAGGACGAGATGGACGAGAAGGAGCTCGTGGCGATCTGGATGACTTTATGCGGTGTCGGATACGACCGGGTATTCCCGGATATGGACAGCGACAGCTGGGTCCTGGATGCCAAAGGGGCGCCGATAATGGCCGGCGACGTCGCGATCGAGGCCATGTCACCCTTTATGATTAGAGTTGACGGGTATGGCCGCAAGCTCCGCCAGAAGCGTTGGGTCGGCATCAAAAGCCTCAAGCCTAAGGAGTGGGTCGAGGATACGTTCCAAACACTCATATCGGGCACAAAGGATGATCCGAGCGCTGTCAACTACGAGCGCCGGCTGGCCCACCTGGTAGCCAATGTTAGCCCCTGGAAGGGCGAGGGCATCGAGATGCCGATCGAATCCCTGACGGACGAGGACCTGGTGATATTCAAGGAGGTCGAGTTCAAACCGACAAAAGATTATCCCCGGGGCCGCTATGTGATCGTATGCGATGACAAAATCATCAAGCAATACGATCGTATGCCGGTTCAGGTCATCAAGGATTCCAAGCTCTGGTACTACAGCTTGACGGATTACCACTATAACTTTGTGCCTGGTCGCTTCTATTCCGATGCCGCGGTCAATGACCTGATCAGCCCCCAGAATACGATAAACCAGATTGACCAGGACCTGGAGGTCAACCGCCGGGGTATTGGGACACCTCGGGTGCTCGTAGGCTCCGACGTAAACGTCCAAAAAGTATCAAAATATGGACAGAAGCTATTGGTGCTCAAATACGACAGTTTTCTGTCCGCCGGCCAGAAGCCCGAGATCCAGGAGGGCACTCCACTACCCCAGCAGGTCCTCGAGGAGCGGGCGATCCATCGAGCAGCCGCCCAGGATTCCGCCGGCGATCCAAAGAATGTGCTGCGCGGAAACGCGCCGAGCTCGCAGGCCTCTGGTATTATGGTGGATATCCTGAGGGACGCTGCCGAGCAGGGGCATCTGCCTGATATCAATCGGTTCTATCGTTCTCTGAAGCGTCGCAAGCGCAAGCAGCTGATAATGGCCATGGAGGTTTATTCCGAAGAACGCATGATTAAAATACCGGACAGGAGCCAGAGGGCGAAGGTCGTCAAGTTCCGAGGGACGGACCTCCGGGAGAACACCGACGTGCGCCTGGAGCTGTCATCCGGCCTGGCCAGCACCAAAACAGGCCAGACCCAGCTGCTAATGAAGCTGACCGAGACCGGGTTCTTCAACGCAGATAGTCCGCTTGATCCGGAGCACCGCGCAGAACTCATGCGCCGGCTTGGGCTGACATCCTTTCGGGATAAGCGCAATGTGGATGTCGAGCGTGCATCATCTGAGAACAGCCTGGTGGCCACCTTCAGTCCTGATGAACTGGAGATCACCGAGATACAGATTGGCGAGGATGATGCCGGCCAGCCTATTATGATCGAGATCCCGGTCATACCAGGGCTGTTCCTGACCATGGGAGACCCAGCCGCCCAGGACGAGGATGGTGTTCAGAACCCGATGGAGGGTATCATCCTATCTGAGGATCCGTTGTTTAAATATGACGATCATCAGGTCCACTTCGAGACGCATCGCCGCTATATCCTCAGCGACGACTTCCGGGCCCTGGAACCTGGATTGCAGGACTACCTTATAGGCCATACCGACGTACACAAGCAGATGATCGATGTCCAAATGGCCGAGGAAGCCATGCGCCAGGGCGCCGTCTCGATGATCTCCGGAGGTCCTCCGGAAGCCGGCGCTCCCGGCCCGGGTGGAAATGGTACCGGCCGGCCTCCCCAGGGTCTACCAGATGTGGTGCCTGCCGCGCCAGGTGGTACACCAAGTCTTGTGTAGTACCTCACAAATTTGTTGACACAATCGTTTAAGATTTGCAACAATTAACTAAGTCGAGGAATCTATGAAGATGAAATCGTTAAAAATGTCGAAACCAAAAAAGGTTCTCAGGGAAAAGATGGCCGTCCAAGCGGCCGAGCAGCCGGAATATCCATGGGGCCTGGAGCTCGATCTCGACAGCGATACGATCAAAAAGCTGGGGATTGACTTTAAAAACCAAACGGTTGGAGATTCCGTGCATTTTACCGCGAAAGCCAAGATCACCCGGATGTCCGAGAACCAGGACATCGTTGGCGGTGGAAACCGAAGCCTCGGCCTGCAGATAACATCTATGGGCTGGGGAAAAGAGAAGTAACCGAACCAGGCACCGGCTTTCCCGGTCGGCCAACCGGGTGAGACGGACTATATAGTTATAAAAAAGGGCAATCGAGGGCGCCCTCGCCACCTCGTTGCCCTTTTTTTATGCCTGGGCGTTGCACCATACAAAAACCAAGCGAATGGGAAACCGGGGCTTCATATAGATGGCAATGCCGCCATTTAAGTGTGGCCAACAAACGGAAGGAGAAACACGATGCCAGACGTAGACGACAAAACACAAGTGGATCTAAGCAGCAGGACCGACGACAACCCTCCTGAGGATGATGGTAACAAGGATACCCCACCCTCCGGGGATAAAGAGACGCCGCCGGCAGATGGCAAGATCAATGTCGACTCAATCCTGGACGAGTACGGCCTGGAAAGCCCGGAAGAGCTGAAAGAATGGCTCGCCAACCACCGGGAGCTCAAGGGCCGGATCGGCGATCATGATTTTGATGAGATCGTCGAAGGGTACGAGACCCTGCAAAAGTACCAAAGGGACTGGGCCAAGCAGGAGTACGACAAGCTCAAGGAAAACGAGACACCCGAGGAGACAATCGCCAGGCTCGAGAAGGAAAAAGCGGACCTGGAGAAAACCCGGAAGGCCGAGCGCGACCGGATCAAGAACGCCGAAAGCGCAAAGATGGCGATCGATAGTTTTAACAAAACGGTCAACTCCGTAATTGAGGCGAGCAAGGACGTCCCTAAAGAGTGGCGCCCGTTTGTGGCCGAATTCATGGGAGTGGACAATCCGATCAACGAAGTCGACATCGAGGACCGGGCCGCCGTTCGCAAGGCAGCCAAGTCTGGAGTCGACAAGATGGTCAGGTTCGCCAGGCTGATCATCGATGGATACGCCAAGGGCAAACATGACATTCCAAGGGTGACCGAGACCGAGACACCGGCAACTCCGACAGCAAAGCCCAAACAAGCTAAAAATCTGAATGAAGCCCGGAAGATTCTGCACGAGTCGCTTGCCGGAATCCTCGGCAAAAGCTGACGAGGCAGGAGCCGGCCGGGATCAATATAGGAGGTAACCTAAAATGGCTATCGATTATCACGACCTAACCGCAATCCAAGACACGCTTAAAAACGTGTATGGTTCCGGTCTGCAGAATCAGTTCGCTGATGAGCAGTTAACCTATCACCAATTCCCGAAATCAGAGCGCAAGCCGCGAGGCCTGGGCTATGTTTTCGGCGTACGCTATGCGCGTGCCCAGGGCGTCGGCGCCAGGGGTGAGAGCGAGATCTTACCCGATCCGCTGGCGGGGAAATACGATCAGGCCAAGATCGTCCCGAAGTACATCTATGGTGTACTGCGGATGACCGGCCCCTCGATCGAAGCCGCCAAAGGCGATGTCGCCGCTTTCGTTGACGGCCTGTCCGACAGCGTCAACGACATCTATGAATCCCTGGTCAACGACATGAACCGTCAGGCCGTCAGCGACGGGTTCGGCCTCCTGGCCACCCTGAGCGAGGCCTCCGACACCGTCACCACCTCGGGTTCCACCACCTGGACCATTACCTGCGACAACGCCATGGGCGTCTCGCGTCTGGTCCCGGGTATGGTTGTCGACTTCTTCGACAGCACTGCAATCGATCAATCCACTGTTGCATCGCGGATTTCATCGGTTAACTACAGTGCGAAGACCGCCGAGATGGAGCCCAATGACGGCACCTACAAAACCAACCACCCGATCGTGGCCGCCAGGTCCTATACGATCGACACGCCGGCTGTTCCTTCCGGCGCATACGTCGTGCGGATCGGGGCCCGGGCCGCGTCCCATGCGACGTCCAACACGCCCAAGGAGATCACCGGTCTCGAGGGCATCTACGACGACGGTACCCTGCTGGCGTCCTTCGAGGATATCACCGTCGCCAGTTACCCGGACTGGAAAGCCAACATCCTGTCCAACTCCAGCGTTGATCGCGAGCTCACTGTCGATCTGATGCTGCAGTCCTTGGATGTCATCCGCACCCGCTCTGGCAAACAGGGCAAAATCATGCGTATGGGCCTCGGCCAGCGCCGTAAATACGCCAACCTGTTGCTGCCCGACGTGCGCTTCCAACCCGGAAAGCTCGAGGGTGGCTACGAAACCCTGACCTTCTCCGCCGGCGACGGCAGCGTCAAGATCGTCGTTGATCCGGTCCTGCCTCCGGGCAAGATATTTGTCGAGCCCATGGGCGTCATCCAGAAGTACGAGATGACCGGCCTGGGCTGGGGCAACCTGGATCAGCAGATGCACTGGAGACAGGGCTACGATGAGTGGGACCAGTTCCTGCGTCTGTACACCAACCTCGGTTGTGAGCAGCGTAACTGCCTCTGCCTCATCTCAGATTTGGTCGAACCGAATCTGTACAGTTAAGAACCCTCCCGTAGCCCCTGGGAGGTGATGGCCCCAGGGGCATTAAACGGGCCGCCAGGAGGGGCGCCGTAGCCGCCGGCGCCCCTCTAACCACTTTAGTCCTTAGTATCCCAGAAATGGGGGCAAACTATGATCAAGGAGAAATATCATGATTAAGGAACGTAACTTAGATCCAAGCCTGAAGTCGTCAATCCAGGGCATCTCGATGCCCGGAGCAGCCAAAAAGTTGTATGTTTGCAAGGATGGGGCGCAGCCCTACACCTACTGGAGAGACCGGGTTCCGGAGGCGAATATTTTCGCCAGTCCGTCCTCAGGTGCAAGCACCGCTATCGCAGCCGCCCACTCAGCCGCCACCAGCGGTCGGAATGATGTCGTCCACTTGTCTCCGGACAGCCATACCCTGGGTGCAGCGGTGACATGGTCCAAGAACATGACCCACCTGATCGGCATGTATCCCGAGAGCATGATGAACCAGCGCTCCCGGATTGGGCATAATGCCAACCTGGCCACCATGATGACCGTTTCCGGGTATGGAAACCTGTTCGCCAATCTGTATTTCATGTATGGCCGGGATGACAGCTCGAACCTGAACCTGCTCACCGTGTCCGGTGATCGCAACTCTTTCCATAACTGCCATTTCGGTGGACCGTTCCATGCGACCGTAGGCGACCAGGCAGGGTTCGACTTGGTCCGTCTGAATTGCGGCGAAGTCTACTTCAAGAACTGCACTTTTGGAGCCGAGACGATCGCCTGGACCAACGGCGACATGATCCGGGCCTACGGTGGATCCGATCGAAGCCTCCGGGCGATATTCGAAAACTGCATCTTCCTGATGCGGGCGGACAATAACCAGGTCAACTTCTTTGAGACCATTGCCGGGACCGGCAACTCCTTTGTGATCTTGAAGAATTGCATGCTGCTGAACCTGGGCACCGCCCTCACCGTCGGGATTGACAATACCGGTGTAGGGACCGCTGTCGATTTTATCCAAGACGTCAACACGATGTGGCATGGCGTTACCGACATCATCGCAGCCGCCAGTGAGGCCGCCGTTATCCTGGGCCATGGCAACTATGTCGCTGCCGCGACAGCCAATGGCATCGCAACGACCTTTGACCATACTGCCTAACATCTAAACCCTATGCAACAACGGCGAGGGGCCTCGTGCCTCTCGCCGATTATCAAAGGAGGTGGAGACATGGCAGGCATTAGGATCGTTTGCCCTAACTGCAACCGCAATTTTTATCACGACCAGTACCAGTTGTGCCCGAATTGTGGGTGGGATCGGTTTGATGTCGATGGGAACCTAAAATTTTTTGAACAGGCCCTGGAAAATGCTAAGGCCAGAATCGATGATCTCGAGTCACGACTTGAGATGGTCCCGGGCCCAGCCTTTGAGGATCTCTCAAGCCTCAATGTGGGCCAGCTGAGGCCGATGGCAAGAGACCTTGGGGTCGACAGATGGTATCAGCTCAATAAAAACAATCTGGTCAAGGCAATACAGGAGCAGCTCGTTGCTTAGCCGGATGATATTTGCGCTGGGTACTGGACGATGCGGGACCTACACGGCCTTCCGGATCCTCGAGGCACAAAAGGATGTGGCTGCCTCTCATGAGGGATTCCCGCTTCCATGGAAGAGGGACCTGCCCATGCTCTGGTATCTGTTTGTAAACGCCCAGGCCAGGTGCGAGGCCAAGATCCTGGCCAACAGTTCTTTTGTTTGGCTGAACTATACCGGGGCAATCATGGGCCATATCCCGGATCCCAAGTTCATCTGTCTGAAAAGGCCTCGCGAGCAGGTCGTCAATAGCTTTTGCAAGCATACTCCGAACCTTAACCACTGGACCGATCCCGAATCATTGCACTGGGATCCAAACCAGGACACTCACGCGGTGACCGCGGCGAAGTGGCCAAAATACGATTTACCAAAGGCGGAAGCCATCGGTGCCTATTGGGATGAGTACTATGCCAAGGCCGAGTACCTGCAGAGCAGGTATCCCGGAAACTTCCGGATATACAATATGCTCGACGTTCTTAACACCGAAGCCGGCCAGAGGGACATGCTCTCTTTCGCCGGTTTCGCTGAAAAGGACCAGCGCCTATACCTGAATCGCAAACTCAACGCCCTGGGCAAACCCAAGGGGCACCTAAACCCGGAGGACGATTATGTATACCCCAAGCCGATCATTCTTGAGGGAGCTCAAACACCTGGACCGTAACCTTGGCTGTAAGTATGAGCCCGGGCACGAGCACTTTGTCATAACCTACAACCGGCCGCATGGCGGAGACGTTCCAATCATGCTGATAGAGGGCATGGAGGGAGAGTTCAGATATCCCAACATGCGGGACATCCAAACCCTGCAGCAGGCCGATACCCATCGGGTACCGCTGAAGGAGCGGATGCAAAAGAACGCCTTCTATTTTGAGGAGACCAGGCGCAAGCAGCGCGAGCGGTCCCGGGATGAGTTCCGGCAGCGCACCCTCGAGGACCGCCGGCAGCTGATGCCAAGGTTTGCCAAGATGGCCAACGAGGCCGGTAAACACAATTCGACTTTCCGGCGGGTGGAGCTGAAGCAGCGAGGAAAGACGATAGAGCAGATCCAGAGAGGTGCATGATGAAGGTTAGCCTATATGCATTGATGGAGAATGTCATAAAGCCGGTCATTGGAGACTTTCTGACCAAGGCCCTAACCACAATGGACTTCTTCCATCATGAGACCCACGAGGGGAGAGCATTCAATCTCACCGGTACCATAACTCTGCCGGCCGGCGGAGTATACGAAATCTTGATAATAACGCCTGACACGACCAGGTGGATTCATCTCGATAGCTTGTCCGCGGAAAGCGATGCCTCGCTGACGGCCACCTTATACGTTGACAGCTCGAGGACAGATGCCTCTGGGAACAGGCTGACACCATCGAACCGAGATTTTAATAGTGCCAACACGACGGTGGCCACTTTATGTCATACACCAGGCGGATCCGGAGACGGAACTCAGAAGTGGTCAAAAACGGTGGCTGCTGATCACCCTCTTTCTGACGGTGCATCAGTACAGGGCTCAGCTCGCAAGGAATGGATATTAAAACAGAATTCAGCTCATCTAATCAAGTTCGAGGGCGCCGAAAACGACGTCATTAATTACGAATTGGACTGGTACGAGCACCAGCCAGACTAATGCCAAGCGGGCCGGCCACCCGAGATAACATAAACTAAAGGCGAGCGAGGGTCGTCGATGAGATCAAATCTGGTTTAATCAATTTAATCCAAACTTGATTGCTAAGAAGGGAGAGTGACACCGATGGCTATCGTACTTTACAACCCAACAAACGAAGATCTCAGAACCCAGTATGTAGGTGAAGACGTGATCGTCGAAGGCGAGCTCGGAGACTATTACGACGCGGAAGGCAAGCGAAGGCCTGCCAAATGCAAAGTCCGGGTAGATGACGCCCGCGGCCGGCATGTCCTTAACGTCCTGGGCCCCAGGGGCCTGGTAACCCTCGAGTACGGTGACGAGGGCGGCGGAGAGGAAAAGAAGGCCGAGCAGGGGCGCCAGCGCAACCATGACTTCAAGTACAAACAGGTTATCGATTTTAACACGCTCAACGAACAGAGGTTCCAGTCCCGGCTGGCCTATCTCAAACCGAGCGCACAAATCAAGCAATACGCTGCAGAGCTTGGAGTCGAGCTGCGTCAGCCGTATGCGGTCGAAGATGCCGCCAAGCGCGATGTCGCCGAGGCCATGACACGGCAAAATGAGCTCCGCGAAGAGCTCAGGGAAAAAGACGCCCAACTCGAAGAGATGCGCGATCAGATGATGGATTTAACGAACCAGGTCAAGTCTTTGTTGACCGCGGTCGGAAAGCAGACACAAAAGCAGGATGCTAAGGACTCGATCGCCGGCAAGTGGGCTACGCTGGGCGCCAAGGTCCTTATACCCTGGGCACAAAAACACTGGGAGCAGATCCAGCTGCTGCCCGATGACGACTTCAAAGACCTCAACGATCGCTTTGTGAAGGTGTACGGCAAGGGCCTTCCAGGCACCGTCGAGGAGCTGGAGGCCGTCGCGGCATAGGATCGCTCCATAAAAGGAGCGCGAAATGTCAACATATATTAACGCTCACCAGATCCTGAGCGAGGTTCGAATCGGCCTGGGCGAGTTTAACGAGTCGTTTATGACAGCGGCCGAGAAGCTCAACAAACATCGAAACGATGAACTGTTGAGGCAAATCAACCGAGCTCAGGATTTTTTGTATGCGTTTATCGCAAAACGGCAACCGTCCCTGTTTACCAGCAATACGAGTCTGACGGGAGTCAACTCTGTATTCACCCTTCCGTCTGATTTCGGTAAGGTCAAGCTGTTCCGGGACGATAATGCCCGCAAGGTTTTTAATATCTCAGAAGATGAGCGCCGGCGATCAGCAGATACCGGAAGCGAGAGACTATACTATCGTCGCGGAAATACGCTGGTGCTCGACAAGTCTGGGGTCACCAAGACCTATGACCTGATCTACATCACCAAGCCTCGCCCGATCCATGCCGGGGTGGCCAGCGCCGGCGCTGCCACCTCGATAACCCTTGATTCCAATTACGCCAGGAAGATCGCGGACACCTACAACGGGATGACCATCGAGAACATCACCCAGGACTGGGTGGACACTATCGATGATTACACCGCCGCCAGGGTGGCCACGATCTCTGAGACGGCCGCCAAAAGCGACATCTATGGCCTGGTCTCCGAGCTGCCGGAATGGAGCCACCACCTGATAGCGCCCAGGGCAATCCTGCAGGCCAAGGCCTCCAGCCCTATCGCCAAAGCGAAGCCAACCAAGGCCGAGATCGACCTGTTTAATGAGGACCTGATCACGACCATGCGCGAGTGGTTGATTCCGGATGAGACCGAGGTCGACTGGGCCGATATGTTCACCCAGTTTGAGCCTGCTACGGCGCCAGGCGGGATGATAGTAGCGGAGTGATGCCATGTTAGAGCAGATAACCGACGAGAGATCCCAGCCATTTGTTGGGGGCGCGATAACATCGATCGAAAAGGCCCTGCTTCCATTTGGCTCCTTTTCCGACGCCAAGAACATGCGGAACAAGCACCCGGGAATGACGCAACGCCCTGGCCAGCGCAAGCTGCATACGACCGCAGATGGGTCCAACCAGGTCCTTAGCCTTTACCAGTGGATTAAGCAGCGGACCACCGAACAGCACTTCTATGCCCAAATGAGCGACGGAGATGTGCTCGAGGCCACCAGCAATCCTCCTACGGTGACCACTGGCGCCTTTGGATCCGAGGTACATGACGGCAGTAGCGGTCAGGTCCCTGGAAGCTGGGGCAACCTCGATGACATCCTGATATATTCCAATGGCGCCGATGACCACCAGATCATGGGTGGATCCACCAGCTACGTCTCTGGATGCGTAGTGTTCAAAGGATCCTCTCTCGTCGCCACGCCGGATGAGGGCTATGATTACAGCGATGAGGTGGGCAATACCAATGCCAACAAATATGCCGACCTGGGAAGCCTGGACACCTATGCCAATAGCAACTGTCTGTATGTCCGCACGCCGGTCCCGGTCAAATCCCTTACCTTCACCCTGTCCCAGCTCAACGTCAACGCGTCGGTGGCCACCGTCTATTATCACAACACGAGCTCGGTATGGGGCGCCGTGTCCGGACAAAGCGACGGGACGGCCTCCGGAGGCGCGGCCCTGGGCCAGAATGGGACCATATCCTTTACGGCGCCGACTGACATCCAGGAAACATTTGCGTTCGGTGCGTGCGGCTTCTGGTATCGCATAGGGTTCTCTGCAGCCCTGGATGCGACCGTTAAGATCACTTCAATTACATTTGATTCAGATTTTCAGGCGATCACCAACCTATGGTCCGGGATCGCCGACTATGCTGTCGAGTGCCGGGTTGAGGGCACCAGCCAGTGGTACGTTTATTCGGCCGGCGCCGTCGATCTGGATGCGATCGAATCCGGGAAAAAGATCCGGATTGCATCGACGGATCCCCTGGAGGGGATCTATATCGATCCCGGGGCCACGCCAAATGACACCGGGACCTCCCTGGCAACACTCAAGTATCACGACGGCAGCCAGTTCCAGACGATCGCCCTGGGTGGCGTAGAGGACGGTACCAGCGGCATGAGCCAGGCCGGCTGGATACGATTCCCGCGCCAGGCGGCCAAACCGGTCCAGCTTGATGCCGGCCTGTACTATGCGTACTGGTACGAGATCACCTGGGACAGCGCGATCGCGGCTGACACCGTCGTGTCAATCCAAGTGATGCCCTATTACAGCATCGATGATTTTGGCAACGCCGGCCTGGCAAACTGCATCTGGAAGGACCGGGCCCTGTATGTTTTCGACCGATATTCGAGCTATATCTATGTCAGCCAGCGACATGGGCATCAGGTGCTCAACGGATCCGACTATGGGATCCTCCAGGCCGGCGACGGTCGGTCTAATAAGATCGTGGCGATGCGTCGGTTCCACAATGAGCTGATGGTCTGGCAGAGAGAGCTGGGTGTCGAGGGTGGCTGCGTCACCCTGTTTGAGGGCTACTCTCCGGCGACGTTCGGCAAGCTGCTGCTTTCCAGCCGGCTGGGGGCGATGAACAACAAGTCCGTCGTCGTCATCGATGGCATCAAGGTTGCCACGGCCACCGATGAGACGATCAAGACCCTGGCCTTCTGGATCTCCCGGGAGGGCATCTGCATGTCGGATGGGCGGACCTGCACGATCATATCCGACGACATTAAAAACTATTTTGACAGCTCCGAAGACGAGTGC